CATTAAGTTATTCCAAAATAGATCTGTTAAAAAGAAACCGTATAATATAGGAAATGTATCCCACTTTCTTATAAAATAACCCAAAACAGATAGTGCTAGTAATGATATTAATAACCATTCTTTTACTGGGTAAATATGCAAACTCATTATAGAAATGAATACAACTATTAACGTTGTAATTATATGTTTGTGTTGTTTTATATATTTGGCTATAATACCTAACTGATTAAAACAAACCCAAGATAGAAATAAACATATGACAAGAATAAGAGGAATATAATAAAGTATATCCTTAAATATGTGTAACGTTTCAATATCAAATGTAAATCCTCTCGATAATACCAAATAATATATCAAAACTTCACTACTTACAATAGGAATTCCTAATATTATTAATGGCAGTAACGAGCTTAATGCTCCACTGTTATTTGCAGATTCAGCCGCAGCAATCTTGTTGATATCTGTCTTAACTACGTTAGCGCTTAAATAACCACCTAATATGTTTGTTACTCCTGGAATTAATCCTGCCCAAAAACCAATGAATGCTCCTATTATAGTAGAAGGCACGGTTTTAATATCATAACCAAACTTAGATATTTTATTATTATCTTTAAATTCTTTATCTTTAAATTTCAGTATTTCTGGTATGATATACAAACCAATCATTACAGAACTAAAGGGTATTCCCAAAGTTAAGTAATCAATACCAAAAGTTCCCCATGTTTCATAAGATATATTATCAAAACCTATCTTTGCGAGCACACCACCAAATACGAAAAGAATAATAGATTTCCATTTAGCCTGCTCTGATAGAAATATTAAAAGAATGATTGCTATTGATATGACTACTACTTGTATTGTGCTATTATAGAATTTAAATAAGCCAAAGAAGTTTGACGCAAAAGCCAAAAATAAACCTACAGCAAAGATAGATCCTATTGTGCTTGAGACAGCATTAGAGCTTACTGCGTAATGACCCTTTCCTTCTAGGAACAGTTTATGCCCGTATCTTGCAGTTGTAACCGCAGCAGCGTCTCCTGGTATCCCGTATAGTATGCCAGTTACAGAATTGGTATAATTTGATGTGATGATTAACGCTACATAAAAGATTAGAATATTAAACGGATCTAAAAACGCTAATAGAGGATAGAAAGTTGCGACAGCGAGAAATGCTCCTGCTCCTGGAATAATTCCAAATATCACACCAGCAAATATGCCGAGTAAACACCAAATCATTAGCTACATATACCGTTATCTAACATATAATGAAATAAATCTTTATCCCAATGCAAGCATATTACTATTATAATCATATCATCTTTAGTTGAAAATACGCAATGCCTTTTGTTTCCATTGAAATACCATAGTGATCCGTTATTGCATTTAACAATCTTATCATCGTATAACCATTTAAAATGATATTCGTTTACGTTCACAAAAGCTGTCAATCTTATTTCATCATAAGAAGAATCGTGTTTGTTGATATCGAAATGATCTGGAAAGAAACCTCCTCTATCCATTCTTAAAAAGTGGCAGCGCGTTATCCAACGTTCCCACGGCAATAATAATCTAGAAAGTTCTTCGCTTTGTGTCCACACTTTTGTTGGAACTACAATGTCTTGATTGTTTACTACGATTCCAGTTTCTTGTTCGTAGTTTTTTAAACTAGTTAAGTCAGGAATTCCGCTTAATCCACCGTCGATTGATGTAACACTGAGGCCCCATCTATTGTTCGGTTTATTGGGATTATATCGTTTCCAATCGTCTTTGAAAGGTTCTATTTCTTTCATAACTTTACGAGCATCAAAACCTTGGAATTCTTGCCAATCAGACATCATGCCTAATCGCGTTAATGCTTGAGCGTCTTCGTCCCACTTCATAATAATAACCTCATATTTAATAGTATAGAAGTATTTATAATACGGTTGACATTTTTCTAAGTCACGGTATAATAGTCTTATAGCTAAACAATAAATAGCTTCGTTATCAATAATGGTAACTTTTGTGAGCGACGGGGTAAAGCCGTCAAACAAAGGAGAAATATATGGAACTACTCACAGTGTGGAGCCTTGTCGGCTTCCTGCTAGCTGCTTATGCGGTAATAGCGAATGATTCAGTACAGACTCTCGGTACATGGATGGCATCAAACAATGAGAGATTTAGTTATAAAACATTATGGGCTGCAGCATCTGCCGTCTTATTAGCTACACTATGGTATGGTTGGAGCGTCAATGGTGGCGATATTAGTTATGGTCGTTTAAATAAGATTCCATGGCAAGAAGTACAATGGTATCATGCCGCGGCACCAGCAATATTAGTTGCATTAACTCGTATTGGTGTACCAGTATCAACATCATTTTTAGTTTTATCTGTATTCGCTTCAACGTTCGTGTTGGAAAAAATGCTAATGAAATCTATTATGGGTTATGGTGTAGCGGCTGCGTTTGCTTATCTTGTATGGTTTGCAATTCATAAGTATTTCGGTAGATGGTATGATGAAACTCAGCCCGTAAGCGAAAGTAATAAGAACTATTGGCGCGTTGCTCAATGGGTTGCTACTGGTGGTTTATGGTACACTTGGTTATCACACGATATTGCTAACATCGCAGTATTCTTACCAAGGCAAGTACCGGTAGACTTAATGATACTTATATCATTTGTATTTGTCGGTGGATTGTTCTTTATGTTTAGAGAACGGGGTGGTAAGATCCAGCAAATCGTATTAGAGAAACATAACACTCGATACGTACGATCGGCCACATTGATTGATTTATTCTATTGGTTGTGTCTATACTTCTTTAAAGAACTAAATGATATTCCTATGAGTACAACATGGGTTTTCGTTGGTTTACTTGCAGGTCGAGAACTTGCAATGGCTACATACTTTGGTAAAAAGAAAACAAAATCAGTATTTCCATTAGTTGCTAAAGACTTTGGAAAAATGATGGTTGGTCTTGGTGCTTCAGTAGCATTAGTATTACTTATTCATACTGTGATTAATCCAGTGTAATATTTTTATCACATATTACTTTTAATGGGCCTCTTGTATTTACATTTGGCCCATTTTACATTATATATACTTAGTGAACGTTGAAGTGACGTGAATACGGATCGGACCGCGGGGCAGTACCGCGCATCTCCACCACAAGCGCATTATGTGTGTTTTTGATGGGGATGAACTAGGATCGACGGACGGGATAGCTAAGTGGAGTTCATCGGGTGATCGCGTATAGATCAATTAAACTAAATGCAAATGAAAATTTCGCACCATCTGGTTATGCTCTAGCAGCATAAACACAGGGGGTTGGCAACTTACCTAGCAACAGAAAAGTTCGCATACATACAAACTATTAGAAAAGGAAAGAAGTAGTATGAATAAATTTTTAACAACAACAGCTTTAGTATTTTTAGGAACGTCAGCATTCGCAGAGGAAGCTGCTCCAGAAGCACCAGCGGCAGTCACACTCGGTGGATCAATCGAAACAGTAATCGCAGAAGGTGCAAACGATAAGTACGGCGCTACTACTTCGTTCGAACTTAATGGTAATCTTGCTAACGGCTTAGCAACAGGCTCAATGGATTTCGTAGTAGGTTCTTCAGATGAACTTAAATTAGACGAATGGTCAATGGGCACAACAGTAGCAGGCATGGGTTTATCTTTCGGAGATCAAGGTAATGCATGGATCTCAACTGAAGCAGGTTCAACAATCGAAGAGCCAACTATGAATGAAAGCTTACAAATTTCAGGTTTAGGCGCAACAGTAGCTCTTGGATTTACAAGTGTATCTACAGACGTAACAGATATTTCTAATGTTCAAGCGACATACGGTATGGATCTTTCAATCCTCGAAATATCAACAGCTGGTGACTATAACATTGATTCACAAGACTGGGTAATTGCAGGTCGTGCAGATACAGCAGGAATGATTGACGGAGTTCGTTTAGGCGGTGCAATGTCTTACGGTTCAGCATCTGAAAATATTGGTTTTGAAGCAGACGCAACAGTAATGGGCGTAACTGCTTACTTATCTGGTGATCAAGACGATATGGCTCAGCATGTAGGTGGTTCATATACATACAATCTAAAAGGTTTAGATCTTGAAGGTGCAGTAGATTATGACATCGATGCAGAAGCATACACACCAAAAGCGACTTTAAGCTTTAACTTCTAAACTTACTCTACACAGTAAATTTCATTAACTTACTCTACACAGTAAGTTACATTTAAGGGAGCTTCGGCTCCCTTTTTTGTTGTTATAAATAATATTACATCATTATAGAGAGGCGTTTACATTATGACAAACAAATTAAAGCAACTCACTTGGGCACATCACCAAGCCGCAGAACGCAGAAAGTTTGCTAAGCAATTAATAAGCGGTGGTATTGATCCATTCGTATATTATAAATTTCTTAATTGCCAATATCTAGTCTACAAGTTATTAGAAGATATTGTAATTATTCCCCCACATCTTGCAACAATTTATAGGGCACCACGTATACTTCAAGATATTGAAGAACTTGGTGAGATCTACGGGTTTGATGATATTGATCATTATCCAGAATCTGTAGGCCGTTGTATGTCACACATGCAAGGTTTAGCTGATGCAGATGATAATGATGGTTTACTGTCTCATATGTATGTAAGACACTTTGGTGAATTACACGGCGGACAAATCATTAAAGCTAAAACACCTGGGAAAGGTGTAATGTATGAATTTGAAGGTGATACTAAAGTTCTTATTGAAGAATTCAGAAAACTTTTACACGATGGCATGGAAGTAGAAGCTAAACGTTGTTTCGACTTTGCTTCAGAACTGTTTGACGAATTATCTAAATAAACGTTTACATATACGTAAAAATATGGTATTATAAATTAATAATCTATACAAGGAGGAATACAATGCATAATGAAGCATTAGAAGAAGTTAACCTCAAGCCAAAGCCTCGTGCTTTAAGGATGTTGCGAAGTAGAGCAGCACGAACCAGGCGAAGACTTCAGAAATCAATATCTGAAACTAGATTAGTAAATGAATATAATAAATTAAGAAGGCTACGTAAAAAGAAATGATTTTCCATAGAAGGAAAAAAATAACGGTAGATGCTTTTACAGATCAGGAAAATATTGCAAAATATCCAATAGAAAGATCTAATAAGCATTTACCGAGTTGGTTTACTGACATGAAAACCGTAATAAAAAAGAAAAGCACTCAAGGATTAGTAGGAAAAACTGCTACGTTTAAAATGTGTCAAGGCTTTCAAGATAATATTAATAATAGCTTTACTATTTCATTATGGGCAGATTTGATGTTTAGAGTAGAAGTAGATGGAACGTTTTCATACCAATACCCAAATAAACTTTGCAACTTTGGAATGGAATCTCATAATAGTCCTGAAGCAACTCCAATGGGTGAATTTGCACCGCTTAAGCATTTAAAGATATTTTCGCCCTGGGTTTTAAGAGAAAAAACTGGTGTAAACTTCTATTGGTCTCAAGCTTTTTGGTCTTATGGCGCAGCTGCATCAGATATGCTTATTCCGCCTGGTGTCGTTAATTACAAATATCAGAATGGAACACATATTAATTTAATGATACAGGCTGGAAAACAATTAGATTTAGACGCAGGTCAACCTCTCGTTTATCTACATCCTTTAACTGAAAACAAAGTAGAAATCAAAACTCATGTAGTAGATACAAAAGAGTATGAAAAATTAAAGCATGCAACAGTCTATAACAAGTTTGTAGGCGGATATAAAACACATAAGAAGAACTCAAAATGCACCCACTCTGGATAAGACTAAACGAATATGCTGATCATCTTACACAATGCTTTGATCAGCAATTTACTCGTTATAATAACGAAAAGTATACAGAAGATCTAAAATTTAAAGATTGGAAAGATACTTTTTGGAAATCCGAACAAGTAAGTAAAGTCCATCTTAAAACTATTGTACCTGATGATGGTAAAGGTTTATGGCTTATGCATATTAATATATTTCCAAGAGTAGGCATTGAACTGCCGATTTTGGGATTTGATATTGTAGCAGGACCTAAAAAAATTACAGGTTCGTTTATGGACTTTTCACCACTGCATGGTTATGATCATGCTTATAATGATTATATGGCGAAAAAAGTTTACGGTATCGAATGGAATAAACCACGAGAACTACCCGAATGGGCTAAAGAAATTTTCTCTGATAATATGCTAGCTGTTGGCAATATTAGAGATGGCGAAGAACTAGACCAGTTTATGGCCATAACAAAAGATTTGGTTGATCATTACTTAACTAATCTTAAAGACAGTGCGTTTGTATCAAATCGTGATACAAAACCATTACTTAACAAATACTGCACAAATCAAAAGATGAACCCTCATCTTCATAGATCTATTTTAGCTATGGGTATTTCAGAGGAAGGAAAAAACCAATACGTCGACGACGTTCTATTTGAGGTAATTTAAATGGAAAAAGGGTTTACAATTAATGCATGTTGTAGTAGAGTAAACATAATATCTGAATCACAAACATTGACATTCGGCGAACACTTGTTCCTCGTGACTGTAGTTCATTGTTCTAATTGTGGTTCAATTAAAGCAACTACTAATATTAAGGAACACAAAATGGCAGGCGATACTATAATAGTAGAAAAAGCAGGAAAAACACTTAAGGCTGAATATTTTACAACAACAGATGGTTGTGGATGCAGATTTTTTATTAACGAAGAATTTATTCAAGAAGAATTATATCAAGGTAAATCTATTACATGGGCAGAAAGTGCTGCGAGTAATTGGTTGTCTGGGGTGAAAACATTAAATGGATAATAAGGAAAAGGTTATAAATCCAAGAACTCCAGAAAAAGTACACCACGATATATCATATATGTTACAAACTGGCGTTAACTATGTTGATGCTCTTGTTGAATATGCTCGTAAAAATGATTTAGAAATAGAGGCGGTTGCTGATATTGTTAAAAAGTCTTCGATCTTAAAAGAGAAAGTAAGAAACGAAGCTGTTAAAATGAAAATGGTTATAAGAGAAGATGATAAAGACATCACAGAGCTTTGCTAATGAAGAGTCGTTTAATTGTTACGTAAAGTATCTTGCTATGAAAAAGCATTTTACTACTGATCAATACGACTATCATAAGTACAGAGGAAAGATTAGAGCTTCATTCGATACGTATCGTACTCGTAATGATGTTTTCTTCTTCCATAAGCTTGCTCAAAAAGATGATCCAGAGAAATTACTAATGGCTAACATGATAGTTAAGCCTAATATATGGATAAGAGAAATTCTTGAGCAAGCAGGTGAAGATCGATATATTGACTGGTTGAAGAAGCGAGACTCGCTTACTCGCGTAGTTAAAGAAGATCTAACCAAATTAAGAGACGTATATCAGGATAATTTTGTTTCAGTTAATGGACAACATCCTGAGATATTACGTCTCTTTATACAAAGACAAATAACACTTGAAACTTTTACGATACTTACGCATTCCGCAAAGATATTTGATTATTGGGATGCAAATTTGGTTGACAAAATCGTGGCACGTGATATTATAAGACTATCTAAGAAGTATTATCCTTTCTTAGATATAGATCAAAAAAAGTTTAAAAAGGTTATCAAAGACTACTTCTTTTGATATAAATAGATGGTGGACACATTCCACATATACATCGCAATATAAAACAAACGCTATACAACGCAAAATTAGGAGAAATAAACCATGACTATGGATTTCAACGCACTGAAAAAGAATCGTTCAACATCACTTAACAAGTTGAACTCACAGCTCGAAAAGATTACACAGAAGAGCTACTCAGACCCCAACGAAGGTAAAATTTGGAAGCCTACCCGCGATAAAGCTGGTAATGGCTTTGCTATTATTCGTTTCCTACCAGCAGCACAAGGTGAAGAGATGCCTTTTGTTCGTGTATGGGATCACGGTTTCCAAGGCCCAACAGGCTTATGGTATATCGAAAACTCACTTACAACTATTAACGTAGACGATCCCGTTTCAGAGTATAACTCTAAACTATGGAATTCAGGTATTGAATCTGATAAAGAAATTGCTCGTAAGCAAAAGCGTCGTCTTAAGTATTTCGCAAACGTTTTAGTTGTCAAAGACTCAGCAAATCCTGAAAACGACGGCAAAGTATTCATGTACCAGTTTGGTGCAAAGATCTTTGAAAAGTTGAACGATTTGATGAACCCACAGTTCGACGATGAAACAGCAATCAATCCGTTTGATTTCTGGGAAGGTGCTAACTTCCGTCTCAAGATTCAAAAAGTAGCTGGTTATCCCAACTATGATAAATCAGACTTTGATAGCGTATCAGCAATTGCTGATGATGATTCAGAGATCGAACGTATTTGGAATCAACAGCACAAGTTGCAAGACATGGTTGATCCAAAGAACTTTAAATCATATTCAGAATTGAAAGCAAAACTTTACAGAGTTCTTGCTCTTGATGAAGAAGCTTCGACACCTTCTACAGCTGAAGAAGATGATGATTTAGATCTAAGCAGCTTCGGTAATAAGTCGGCCCCAGAACCTACTTTAAAAGAAGCTATGCCAGCTCAAGCGGCAAGTGTACCTATGGACGATGATGACGACGACCTCTCAATTTTTAAGGAACTAGCGAATGGTTAGTAAAACCTACGAAGAGGTTTTAGATTTTGACTTCGGCTTCAGCTTCATTGATGAAGAGCTTCAGGAAAAAGAAGCTGCGGCCGAGGAAAAAATTCAAGAAGTCAGTAACGAAAAACAATCACTTGAGGACCAACTCAATGATGCTAAAGTAGCTGCTGACGACTTTGAATATCGTCTAGAACTTCTATATAAATCAATTACTCCGTTCTTAGATAATCTTTGTAAGAACGAAGAAAAATCAACAATTTATTGGCCTGATCGAGTAAGTAAGATCGAGGCCTATAAGACTAAATTATATAGTATTGTAGAGGGAAAATAATATGAGTCTATTAGACAAACTAGTGAAAAACAGCACGATTAAAATGACGGCTCCTCTTATGGACTCTAAAGTTTACGGCAAAAAAGACATGGCACCTACACAGGTTCCAATGGTAAATGTCGCGTTATCAGGTAGAATTGATGGCGGTGTTGTTCCAGGCTTGCTAGTATTAGCAGGTCCTTCTAAGCACTTTAAATCAGCATTCGCATTGTTGATGGCTGGTGCTTATATGAAAGCAAATCCAGATGCTGTACTATTATTTTATGATGCAGAATTTGGTACACCTCAAGCTTACTTCGAATCTTTCGATATTGATATGGATCGTGTAGTACATACTCCAATTACAAATGTTGAAGAACTTAAGTTTGATATCTCTCATCAGCTTGATCAAGTTGAAAAGGGTGAACAAGTTATCGTTGTTATTGACTCTGTTGGTAACTTAGCTTCTAAGAAAGAAGTAGATGACGCACTTGATGGTAAGTCAGTTGCAGATATGTCTCGAGCAAAAGCTCTTAAGTCTTTGTTTCGAATTGTTACGCCGCATCTTAATCTTAAAGATATTCCGCTCATTGCTGTTAACCACACATACAAAGAGATCGGTCTATATCCTAAAGATATTATTTCTGGCGGTACAGGCATTTATTATTCAGCAGATGCTATTTGGATTATCGGTCGCCAACAAGATAAAGTTGGTACAGAAATTCAAGGCTATCACTTCGTTATTAATATCGAAAAATCAAGACACGTTAAGGAAAAATCTAAGATTCCAATCTCAGTGTCATGGGATGGTGGTATTATGAAATGGTCGGGTCTAATGGATGTGGCTGAAAAAGGTGGCTATCTTAACAAGCCTAAAGTTGGATGGTATGAAGCTATTAATCCTGAAACTGGTGAAGTCATATCTGAAAAGCTTATGCGTGCCAAAGAAGTTAACGATAATAAAGAGTTTTGGCTAAAAATGTTTGAAGAAACTAATTTTGCTTCTTACATCAAGAGTCACTTTACAATCGGAGCTGGTGGTTCGATCATGAGAAACGATGACGACGAAGTTATTGAAGAGACCTCAGTCGAATAAGGTTGACATTTTCAACTTAATGTTTTACTATAAATTTGTGGCGGGTAATTATGTTGCTCGCCACAATTCAACTTAGAATTCTGGGAATATATAATGATCGAAGCAACAGTACTATCTAATCTGATATTTAATGAAGACTACTTTAGAAAAGTATATCCTTATATTAAAACAGATTACTTTGAAGACCACAATCTTCAAAAGATATTCAACACTTACTCCGAGTATGTAGATGAATATCGTGATCCTCCATCAATAGAGGTTCTAAAATTACAACTTGATAAAAAGAAAGATATGAACGAGGATACGTATAAAAACGTAATGTCCTCTGTAGATACACTAAAAGTTGATGAGAAAACAGACTTTGATTGGCTAGTTAAAGAAACTGAGAAGTTTTGCCAAGATAGAGATCTATACAATGCAATCCGTAAAGCAATCTTAGTTGTTGATGGATCAGAAACTGAATTAAGTAAAGACGGTTTACCAGCGCTACTTCAGGACTCATTAGGTATAAGCTTTGATACAAGTGTAGGCCATGATTTTCTTGAAGACTATGAAGCACGTTATGACTTCTATCACAAGAAAGAAGAGCGTATTCCTTTTGATATAGATATTATGAATAAGATTACGAAGGGTGGTTTGCCTCGTAAATCAATGACAGTTCTTTTGGCTACAACTGGTGGCGGTAAATCTTTAGTTAAATGCCATGCCGCAGCAGCAGCTTTACTTCATGGTAAAAACGTATTATATATTACTATGGAAATGGCTGAAGAACGTATTTCAGAACGCATAGATGCTAATATGCTTAATGTTACTATTGATGAAGTAGCTGAAATGCCACGCGATGTATACTACAAACGTATGGAACGCATCAAAGGCAAATCAACTGGCAAGTTAGTTGTTAAAGAATTCCCAACAGGTTCTGCACACGTAGGTCACTTTCGTCATCTCTTAACAGAGCTACGAATGAAACGTAACTTCAAACCAGATATTATTATGATTGATTATCTAAACATATGTGCATCAGCTCGTGTCAAAGGTGCTGCTGCAGCTAATTCATATACATTAGTTAAGTCAATTGCAGAGGAGGTACGTGGTCTTGCGATGGAATACAATTGTGCTGTTATTACTTCGTCTCAATTTAATCGTGACGGGTACGGGAATACTGACGTTGATCTTACTAATACTTCTGAAAGTATGGGAATAACACATACTGCTGATTGCATATTAGGTCTAATTACAACAGAAGAATTAGATAATCTAGGCCAGCTTATGATTAAACAATTAAAGAATAGATGGGGTGATTTAAGTTACTATCGTAGATTTGTTGTAGGTATTGATAGAGCTAAGATGCAACTATACGATCTTGAAGATGGAGCACAAAATTTAAGTCAAGCTCCAGCAGTTGCTAATACAATGCCAAGACCTTCCGTTTCTTTTAGTGATGATAATGGTCCAGTATTTGATAAAGGTCCACTTGGCAGAGTTGATAAGAAATCATTGTTCGGTGCAGGAGGGATTTCATGAGTTACGTAGTGTTTACTTCATTGAAGAATAAAAAGAAATACGATATCGTAGAAACAAAATGGAATACAAGAATTGAATTAAGAATTGCTAAGAACGAAGCAAACAAGTTAGCTCGTAGACTTAATCTTGGTAATGGGTTTGGTTCTGGTCCTGTACCAGCTTTCTTCTGCATAAAAACATCAAACGCGTGATGAAAAAGATAGTTCTTGTAAGAAATCGCATGTTGCTTTCTGCTTTGTTGAAAGCGTTAATTCGTTATATGAACTATCAAGAAAAAACTAAAAAATATATTAACCCTAAATCTCAATGGTCCGGGGTTAATAATACAGAAGAAACTCTTATGCTTCAAGTTAAGAGAGTTTTAGAAAGACGATTGGGTTAAGACGTGTAACCACTTTCTTTAGTGAGTTTCATAATGACGTGGAATGGTCCGTCGCCAATGATGCGTATATCTCTGCCTGAGTAAACATTGTCTACGAAACCTGTATATTCATGAGAACCAGAGTTAACAAAATAATAATGTCCGTGAGCAGTTGCGCCATCCCACCTAGATACATCTACGTGTTTGTTGACTTTACAACCCCAAAATATTTCTTTAATTGTAACAGAAGCTGTACCCGAATCAAAAGTTTCGCCAGCAGCGGCAAGGTCTGATAGTGCAACATCAACAGTATCGCCAGATGAGTCTGTTACGTATACTTTGATTACTGCTTCGTTATGTGATCGTTTTAAATAATGAATACTAGACATTGCAACCTCTTTTTTTATTTTATTTATAAAATGACAAACTGTCACATTTTCACTTGGTGCATAACCGCAATGCCAAATAGGGCATGCTAATTTACCAATTTCCTTAATAAATAAAATTGTAAAACAGTTTAACACTTATTAGGAAAGGTACCAGAATGGCACACACACTAAATAACGAATCATCTGCAGCATCAGTATTTGCATACAAAGTTGTAGTCTTCTTCGAAAAATTCGGCGCAGCAATGGCTAAGCGTAGAGAAGCACGAGCAACATTCAAAACCCTCCAAGGATTAACAGATCGCGAACTTAGCGACATTGGTATCAGTCGTGGAGACATTCGCTCGATCGCAAACGACACATGGGAAGATAATCGTAAACGCGATACTTTACCATATGCATCAACTAACTCTAACTTAAAAGGTTTTGTATAATGGAAATCGCAGGTGAACAACCAGTAAGAATGCCAAAATTTTTTAGATTATTAGCAAAAGGCTTAGTTGCTCTTGGAATGTTCTTATGGGCATTTGGTGAGTCAGCAGGTAGAGCAAGAGCTGCAAGTGAATTATATCGTCAAGGATATGTAGAAGAAGCAAGAAGATTAATGTTGGAGAGTAAATAATGACTGGTGATATAGCAACAATGGGCGCATTAATTGGCGCAGGGTTAGCAACATTTGGTATGGGTGGCGCAGCCATCGCAGTAGGAATGATTGTTGGTAGTGTACTTAAAGTAATGCCTAAGAAGCCGGATACTGGTACAATGTTTGTAGGAGTCGCATTTGCAGAAGCATTAGGAATCTTTGCATTCTTAGTAGCATTATTATTAATGTTTGCGATCTAATGGTTGGTGAACAACACCTCGAGATCTCAGCGCAAGTAGTACAGAAATTAGGTTTCTATATGTTTGTGGTAATGACATCTCTAATATTAATATGCATAGCATTTGGGTTTTATGCAGTGATTACTAAGTTTAAAGAACCCACATGGAAAGAAGCGTGTATCGCACAAGGCGGTGTACCAGTACAGTTAGAAAAATCATACTTCGACTGTAAGAAGCTGTAACAAAGAGGAAACGTAATGTTTAAACGATTTATGAAATTAATGGAATATAGAAGTTACTGCATGAGTATTAAGCAGTTGAGAGAAATGGGTATGTATGATAAAGCTGATGAAATCTCAGAATTCAAACACAACATGTATAAAACAAGTTAGGATATAATATGAAAACACTTTATTTTTATTTAGCAGTCTTCGCCGCAGTATTTACAGTGAGCGCAGCAAACGCAGACGTAACAATCGAAATGTTAAACAAGCGCGACGATGGCGCTAAGATGGTTTACTCACAAGATATTACACGTATCGAAGTGGGTGAGATTATCACATGGATACCAACATCAAAAGGTCATAACGTAGAATTTATTGCAGGACCAGACGGATGGAAGTTGCCTAAGAAATCAAAATTAAATAAAGTAGTTGAGATGCAGTTCAATACACCTGGTGTATATTTGTATCAATGTTCACCACATAAAACAATGGGCATGATTGCTATTGTCGTTGTAGGTGATGGCGGAGATGGTTTATCTGTTCCAGGTAAAAAGATTAAAGGCAAGTCAAAGAAAAGACTTAAAGAAATAATGGCTGACCTATGATCGATCCAGACCACACTTACGTAAAGCCTAAAGGTGAGAAGAAAAAAGGCGGAAAGTAATAACTTTATAAATCCGTATAAATAAAGGGTAGGCATTAAGTTGTCTACCTTTTTTTGATTCAACGGAGAAATATTATGGGAAGAATACGTGATAGAGGTAATGATGGCGGTAATGTTTATAGGTGGCAAACATTAGCAAGATTCGTAAATACTAACGGTTGGAGAAGAGGCGCAGAACTAGGAGTTCACGATGGCGTTAACTACAAATATTTAATTAATAATTGTCCGAATTTACATTTAATCGGTGTAGATTTATACGAGCCACAACCAGAAAATAATGGTCCAGAAAAGTGGACTCCAGGCGAACATGGTCATGCTTGGAATCATAACGCATATTATGACGATATGAGAGAATTTTCAATAAAACACCCAGATAGAACTGATATAATTAAAGACTATACCACAGAAGCTGCTAAGACGGTTTATGATGGTTCATTAGATTTTGTATTCATCGATGCTGATCATGGATATGAAGGTTGTTTGCGTGATATTAAAGCGTGGGATAGTAAAGTACGAGAAGGTGGTATTGTATTTGGACATGATATTCATTTCCCTACTGTACAAAAAGCAGTTACAGAATTTTACGGTGAAAACTCTTGGAACGTTGAAGATGATTTTATTTGGTGGGTGCAAAAGTGAATATTGAAAAGAAGCTGACACAGATTTGGATAGGACCTAAGCCTGCTCCGCTTACATGGATGCACACTTGGAGAGATAAACATCCTGACTGGGAATATTCTATATTTGATGATAGTATGCTTCATAATCGTAAATGGCATAACCAACATTTAATTGATCGTTACTATGCAATGCAAAAGTGGCCAGGTGTATCAGACTTAATAAGATATGAATTGTTATATGAAAGAGGTGGCTTTTGGCCAGAAGCTGATATGACTTGCTTAGAAAATACTGATGAGTTGTTTACTTCACCAAAAGATCATGCTTATTCTTGTTATGAAAATGAAAAAGGAAGACAAAACTTTATTCAACCTATTATGGCATGTAATCCAGGTAATGCTTTCGTAAAACATGTCATAGATACATTACATATATTAACACCAAACGAATTAAGCCCAGAACCTTTTAGATCAACTGGAAATCTATTCTTAGCTCGTCATGTTCCGCATTGGATGCATCAACTTACAGTATGGCCCAGTCATTACTTCATTCCTTTGTTTTACATTGGCGGAGCTAAAAGATATGATGGACCTGATAAGGTTTATGCCGATCATAAATGGGGATCAACCGGCCATGCAAATAGTATAACATATGATAAGGGTTTATAATGTACATATCTCACAAATATAAATTGATATTTTTAAGATCTCCGAAAACCGCTAGTAGCAGCTTATCAGAGTTTTTTATTAAAAACATTCCCGATCCTGATGCTATATACACGCCAGTAGAAGATAGTAATATAAAAGGAACATTGAGTCAGGATATTATTAATAGATATAAAACTCATTTCAAATTTTATCATTTTACTTTGCAAGATATAATTGATAATAATATTATTACGAAAGAACAGGCATTATCATATCGTTCTATTTGTGTTATAAGAGATCCAGTCGATAGACAAAAAAGTTTTTACTACTTTTATAAAAAATGGAAACAACCTGGTTCTCAAGCGAGCATTGAACAATACAACGATTGGACATCAAACGGTCCTTTTATAGGTGAACCTAACTCTGGTATATTACAATCATCTTTTTTAAAAATCGATAACAAAATTGTAGGAGAGTATTGGTTGTATCAAAACTTTCATAATGATTTAAGTCAATTAATGCGAGAATTAGACTTATCGGTAACACATATGTTACCACAGCATAAGACAGACTTTAGAAAAAACAGAGATAACGAAATAAAGTTTAACGAGTTTGCCACTGATAATTTAAACAAATTCTTTGGTTCAGATGTTAAGTTGTATAATGAATTATTAGAAGAGACTTATGTATGAAAGCTTACATATTAAAGATTGATACTCAAACATCGAATGAATATGCTAAAGTTTGTTCTGATAGCTGCAACAATATAGGACTTGATTGGGAGTATTTTAACGGGTTTCAAAACATGTCTGGAAAGATGGCTTTTAATACTTTAAATATCCCTGGTTTACCTGTAGAAACATACAGTCACATCGATAACCCTTCTACTGGCCATAAAGCTATGTGTGCTACAGCTGGTCATTTTGCGATATGGCAGAAAATTGCTAAGTCTGACCACGATGTAGGTATAGTTTTAGAACATGACGCAGTTATGTTACAACCAGTAACTATACAAATACCAGAAAATACTATCGTTGTTCTTGGTTACAAAGTTAAAGATAAAGATAGATACGATCACAAATCTGCTGGTGTTCCTAATGATTTAATAAGAATTGACGGGCACGAAGGAGCTCACGCTTATGCAATAACTAAAAGAACTGCTAAGTTCTTGCTCAATGAATTGAGCATACAAGGTGTTCATAGCGCAATAGATAATGATTATTTTATTAGAAGACAGCGCAGAACTGCAATGCCTTTAACTATAGCATCACCTACACCAGCTATAGGATGGTTAAGGGAATCTACCATATGGCAAGAAAGTTCTCATACTAATTATGAATTTATACCCTCTTTTCATAAATATTATAAATAGAAATAAATCTCAATACAATAGGATTGCTCTCATGGCTGATGATAAAGACGTTAAAACAGATGAAAAATCTAAAAAGAAAAATTCTAAGAATTTTGACAGTTCAAAATATATAGATGTAGAACCTACATTGGATGAAAAAGAAGAGACTAACGAGGCTCTTTTAACCAGAATGCAAAGACGTGCACGCGGTATTACAATGCGTAAAAATCGTTTTAAGATTAAAAGAGGTAGAGAAAAAGCTGCCCGCAGAATGGCATCAGTCGAAATACTTAAAAAGAGAGCACGTAAACAAGCTATACGCAATTTAAAAGCCAAATTCGCTAAAAATAAAAGATATGCTGAAATGAGCGCTGGTGAAAAGATAGTCATCGATAAAAGAATTTCTAAGTTACCAGCATCTAGATTGAATGCTATGGCTCGTAAGTTATTGCCAAGTGTCAAAACTGCTGAACGCGCAAGAAAAACACATGCTAAGAAAGAGTCTGTTTCTTTATCAAGCATGGTAGATAATAATTTAAATGAAGCAACAATGTGGGGTCAAAGACAAGGCAAGCGTCCTCATATGCTTCTTGATAAAGATAACAAACCAAAATTCGATAAACGTTTTAGAATGTATAAACCTAAAATGGAAGAAAGTGTTGATGATTTTGATGAGATCCTCAATTTATTAGAAACAACAGAAGATTACGTTAGTAGCGAACAAGGACGAGAAGATATGCAAAGCTTTAAAGAAAACACAAGGCTAAAGTTAATTAATAAAATTAAAAACTCAGGCGTAGTTAAGTCAGGTTCCATGTCAAAAGACGCACCAGTTAAAAAGGAAAAAGAAGAGATCAAAGAGCTATCGATTGCTGACGTTCAAAAGGCCACAGCGATGGCAAAGAAACGACAAGAAAAGGAACGTAATGCTAAAGGAAAAACCAGTGTATCGACGACTGATCTTGCAGCACGTATGCCTAAGAAAGAAGCAGCTGATTTAGCAGATCTCGCAAACGAAAAGATTAAAGATAAAAAAGAAATTGGTGAAATACCAAAAGACAGCGAAAGAAAATTTAAGCGTCGTAAAACCGTAGTTGATAAAGAAATAGAAAAAAATGACGTGGAAGAAGCAGCAACTCAAAGATCTTTGTTAAACATTGTTGCTAAAAACGAAGCATTTGGTCGTGCAAGATTTTCTCAAGAACTAAAAAGAAAAGGAATGGATGTAAATAAAATGCATTCCGACAATGTTAAAGATGCAGAAGCTGCAAAGAAAAGATCGGCAGAAGCTGAAAAAGATTTAGCTGATTTCAGAAAAAAGCACGGAATGAAAGAGTCAACAAACGGTGTACGTCAACCAAAGCATATGGACCCTAAGCCAACAAGCATTAAATCTATTACTACAACCAAAAGAAATCCTACTAAAGTTAAACCAAAACCGGCTGCAAACAACCGGCCAGGATATGTTGCTGGAGATGAGTACATTGGTGAAGCACAACTTGACGAGTTATCGCCTGAAACAATGATGAGCTATAAAAAGAAAGCTGATTACAGTGCAGATCGTGCAGCAAACTCTGCAGCTGCTAAAATTCTTAGAGGTAAAGATAAAGACGGCAATAGAGCTGATCATTCTCCTGAACTTAAGACTATGAAAAAACGCAGAGAAGGCGACAGACTGTATAATACAAGAGCTGCCGATAAGTTAAGAAAGGCTTTACAAAAAGAAGCTACTATTCCTGATGGACAAACTGCTTTTACAAAAAGACCAGATGTGACAGATAGCGATAAAGATAAACTTCTTAAGATTAAAGCAATGATGGATAAAGAACGCTCAAAGAAAAATACGAATGAGAAATATGCTTCAGATGCTCAACGTAAAGCAGTATGGGCATCGAGAAATGATAAGAAAAATGAAGCCCAGGTAGACGAGATGGATATTTCTGTTAAGTCTATTACTAAGTCAGGACTTAGAAAAGTTGGTGATGAACCTAAACTAAAGGCTGATTTAAAAGCTTTAAGAGATAGACTTAATAAAGATAAGGGTGACGGATACGGCTCAAATAAATCATTAAAAGCTAATTACGGCGAAGAAGCTGGTGCAGGAGAACAAGGTACTGATAAATTAGTTAATAGATTTAAAAAGGACACTCCCAATGCTTAGTTTTAAACAATTTGTTATTGAAGCAAGAGATACTCATTGCTCAGATAAATGTTGTGGTTCCGACGTTAAAAGAGAAGATTGCGATTGCCCACCAACTTGTGAGCATTGTAATTGCAACGCAGTTGACGAAGCTTGTTGGGATACTCATAAACAAGTAGGAATGAAGAAAAAAGGCGATAAGATGGTACCAGATTGTGTACCTAAAGAAGATGTAGATGAAGGTATTGTTGGATCAGCTTTATCAGGCGTATTTAAAGGCGCTGCTAAAACAGTTGTAGGTGGAACACGCCTAGCCGGTAAGGGTATCAGAAGAGCATCTGTAGCAGGGAGAGCAGACGCAGCTGAGAAAAAAGCTAAAAAAGCCGAACAAAAGAATAAAGATCGTGAAAGACTTACTAAGATGAAAGCAAGATACGATGCTGCAAAAGCTAAAGCAAGAGAAAGAGCTAATGCACCGGTAAAGCCAACTAAATCAGGAGCTACTTCATGAAAAAGTTTAAGTCATTCTTAGAAGCAAAAGACCAAAATCCTGGTGAATACGATCAAGAAGGAAGCATGGCTAAGACATCTTTGCGCACTATGATAGATGCTGCAACTGAATTGTCTAATATGCTAGGCGATGATGATAATCTACCAGAATGGGTTCAAGGCAAAATTACTAAGGCCACTGATTATATTGATACCGCAAGAGATTATATGAAGTCAGAAAAGAGTTAATAAATGTTAAGATTTAAGCTTTTTTGCGAAAGAGTAACTCAGAGACAGATTACTGATTTAGAAAAATTTGGTGATAAACTGCTTAATAAGTACAATATCGATATCGAGTTTTCTAGACATTTCGCAGATAGGATGAATGATCCAAGAAACAAACCAGAGATTAAGATAGCAGAGCTTCAGAAACTGTTTAAAAAGATTGCTAAGAGAAAAGGCAAATCAATTAAACAGTTAGGGCCTGATGTGCAAGCTGTTTTAAAAGATATTGATACAGATTTAAATTTGCCTATTGTTATTCATTATAACAAAGGTGAATTTGAGATTACGCATAAAACTATTATGCGCAAAAAGAATTTTAGAACCCCAAACGACGTGGTGAAAGTATGAAAAGATTTATTCAGTTTACAGAAAACGCTAGTTACTATAAAGGCATTCCTAAAAAACAAAAAGATGACAGAGAACGTCATTTTGAAAAAGGCGCAAAGATGGATGATGGTAATCCAGCTGCTTATAAACCTGCTCCAGGAGATAAAGATGCTAAGACTAAAGAGTCAAAGCATACAAAGAAAGCACGCGCAATGGGTTTTACAAACGAAGAGTTTGATTTCTTAGGAGAAGACGCTGCAGGTAAATCTTTAGCAGATAAAGCAAAAAAATCGGGTATGGCCGCAGGTATTTTGCGTAAAGTATATAATAGAGGTGTTGCGGCATGGCGTACTGGACATAAACCTGGCACAACTCCACAACAATGGGGTCATGCTAGGGTAAATTCTTTCATTACAAAGTCTTCTGGTACTTGGGGAGGAGCTGATAAAGACTTAGCTTCTAAGGTAAAAAAATGATAACTTTTAAACAATATATAGCAGAACAAGAAGATAAGGCTACACCTGGCTTTGATAAAGATAAAGATGGAAACGTTTTTGTTGCTCATGATACTTCATTCGACAGGAAAAAAGAAAAAGAAAAGAAAAAAGATACTAACGAATCTATAATAAAAAAAGTTAAAAAAGCTTTTGGCGTTAAAGCAGATCATGAAAAATCTTTAGCTGATCACGCTGCGAGTCATAATAAAACAGATCACAGTGAACATCTATCAAACCATTCTTCTCGCGCACATGATGACAATCATGAGAGTGAAGCTTTCGGTCATTTTAAACGTAACTCTTCAGAAATGAATGAGCATTTAATAAGTCAGCATAAAAAAGGATTAAGTCCTGATCATCACAAAGGCTACAGTAAAAAAGCTGCTCACGAGCACAAAATACATAAAATGGACCATTCGCATTGGGATGACCACAGTGAATTTCCTGATCGTCACGAGCAAAAACATATTCGCAATAGCGAAGCCCATGTGCATCACACAATCCATAAACATTCTAAACCTCTTGGTAAAAAAATAACTTTGTATCACGGTTCACATCACGACTTTGGTGCAGCAGCTGCAAAACATCCAAAAGGTATAATTCACAACCCAGCTCATATGTCTACATCACATGATCATAAATCAGCAAAAGAATTTGGAAGCGGACATATTCTTGCAATTCACGCCGATAAGAAAACTAAAGCCGTTCATATAGACGGCGAAGGCGCACGCCAACAGTCCAACCATCCTGAAAAAGAAACAGTTCTTCCAGCTGGAACTAAATTAAAACATGTTAAATCACATAAAACATCCGACGGCTATACAGTACACCACTTTAAAGTCCATAGTCAACACGATAATGGCAAGCATTACGATCACTAGAGAGATATTAGATGAAAACTTTTAAAACATATATTAGTGAATTATATACTGAAGAAAAAGATCCACGTTTAAAGAACGCTGGTGTAGCCGGTTTTAATAAAGCCAAAGGTACTCCTTCTCATCCTACTAAAAGTCATATTGTTGTTGCTAAAGATGGTGACAAAGTTAAAACAATTCGATTTGGTCAGCAAGGTGCAAGTACAGCTGGTGATCCTAAAAAGGGTGAGTCTGATAAAATGAAAGCAAAACGTAAGTCGTTTAAGGCTCGCCACGGTAAAAACATCGCTAAAGGGAAAATGTCAGCCGCATATTGGGCTGATAAGGTCAAATGGTAATTTTTTTATAAATACTATCAGTAAACATACAAAAAGGAAATCAAAATGAAACGGTTTAGTACATTCATTAACGAATTAGAAGAAAGTAAAAAGAAACTTTCTGGTGGACAAAAGGCGTTAGATAAAGATAACGATGGAGACATTGACGGTGACGATTTTGCTATGATGCGTAAAAAGAAAAACGAAGAAACAGAACAGCTTGACGAATTATCACCTGAAAAGTTAGGAACTTATATTAATAAAGCTTCTGATGATGCTTCTGATTTCCAGAATACGTCTAAGCGTAAAAAAGGTATTATGAGAGCTACTAAGAAATTAGTTACGAAAGCTGGTGGCGATAAAGACCAGGTCACAAACTATTAATTAACCCAAACTAGGAGAACAACAATGGCACTATGGGGAAAAACAGATGCACTAGCTTCCGTACCAAAATGGTTGGAAGATGCTGCATCAAACACAAACAAATCAAACGATCGCGATAACGCAATCTTTGTCGACCTTACAGAGGCAGGCATTGCATCTAACCGCGCTAAAGGTATTACTGGTCCAGGCTGGTGGTTGTATCATACATCAAATAGCCGTCATTATGCAGAATGCTTGGTACCGATGAAAGTAACCGCAGTTGCTGCTGGCGACTTAGGTGTTACTGGTGATACAGCTGTTGAAGACGCGATTGTAGCTGACGCATAAACAAAATGAAATTAACAGAATCAACCTTTCTGTTATTTGCTTCGAAGTATTACGACAATCCTAATTGTACTGATATAATCGAATTCGATGAGGACTTGAAAAGATTTCAATATTTACGTAAACTTTTTGGTAGATATAGACAAGATAATGATTTGAAAGAAAGGTTGATTTTGAACCACTTGATCGTCATATATAATATTTTTGGACCTGAAGCAACTAACATGCTCTTTATGAAGCTACATGACTATCACGAGTATTTAAAGCCGTTCGTAGAGTATTTAAACTTTATGCCTTCGGTAATAGAATATGATGATATTATGCTTAGTAAAGATAATATTATTTCAGATATAAGTATAAGCGAAAAGCTTAGAGGAATTTAACAAATGGTAGTAGATCTATTTTTAGTCTATCAATTTATAAGACGTTTAGCTACACCATTTAATAAATGGGAAGCACATAAACTCGGCATCATTGATGATAAGGGTAATGTCTTAATTAAATCAAAAGAATTTACTAACTCTCGTCAGAGAAAGGCGTGGGGTATATTTGATAGAATGATAGCAAATCTAAAGAAACTCCTAGCTAAAGTGCCTGGTGGTAGTTCTAGATTTGCTACATACGCAGCTGCGTTATTCCTCATTAAAGAATATAAAGTGTTCACAGATGAATCAACTCTTACTGAAGACATAAGTGATGAACAACTACAAGAATCTATGGAATTATTTTCTAGTAGGTATAACCATTATACTGTATTAGCTGAAAATGTCAACGAAAAGTTGAAAAAGAGTGATGATATGGGTGCTTGGATAGACGACTTTCAAGACTCAGACGCTCCTCAGTTTAAAGGTAAATCAAAAGAGAAAAAACGTAAGATGGCAATTGCTGCAAAGCTAAGTGCTATGGATGAAGAACCAGTTAATAATGTAGGTGGTGGTAATATCGCCGGAATGGATGGTGGCCATATGTCTAAAGCAGGACAAAAGAAATGGACGTCAAAGAATAGTTCTTCAAAAAATAAAAGACTAAGAGACATTATTGGAGATAAAACATGATTACGTTAGAACAATTCAGTGCAATGATTCCTTCAAATAAAAATCCTGAAGCTTGGTATGAAGCAGCAGTTCCTATGTTTGAAAAATATGAAATCAATACAAACAATCGTATCGCTGGCTTCATGGCTCAGTGTGCGCATGAGTCATTAGACTTTACCCGTTTAGTAGAAAATCTTAATTATTCAGAAAAAGCATTAAACTCAGTGTTTGGTCGTTACTTTGGAAAGGGTAAAAGAAATGCAAAAGACTACGCTAGAAACCAAGAAAAAATTGCAAACTACGTCTATCAAGATGAGTTTAGGTCCAAACGAGGAGCCTTGGGAAACGTTAATCCCGGCGATGGCTGGCTCTTTAGGGGTCGAGGTATCAAGCAGCTTACAGGCAGAAATAATTACACACAATTCGCAAATACAGTAGATATGACAGCCGAAGAAGCGGCTGAGTATGTTTCAACGCCTAAGGGCGCTATTGAGTCTGCTTGTTGGTTTTGGTCTACAAATAAGTTAGAAAAATGGGCAGATAAAGGCGATAATAAAGGGTTAACTAAAAAAATTAATGGCGGTACTATTGGTTTAGATGACCGTAATCGTCGTTGGGATGAAGCATTAGCAATCCTTGGCGGTAAAGCACCAGCCCCCAAGAAAACATCTACAAATGCAGTACGCACTCTACGTAAAGGTATGCAAGGTGATGATGTTAAAAAGATGCAAAAGGCTATTGGCGTAACAGCTGATGGTGATTTTGGATTTGGAACTCTTACTGCCGTAAAGAAATGGCAAAAGATGAACGGTTTAACTGCAGATGGTATTGTTGGACCAGCAACTCAAGCTAAAATGTTTAGTTAGTATAAATAGAATATAGTTTAAACAAAGGAGGCAGTAAAATGTCATTAGAAAAAATTATTGCAGCTGCAATCGAAGGCGATGCAGTTGAAGTCAATAACACGTTCAGCGAAGAAATTAGCAATCGTATCGCTTTGGCTTTAGAAGAAAAATATAAAAAAGCTATGGAAGCAAAAGCTGACGACGAAGACGAAGATGATGAAGACGAAGATGAAGATGATGATGACGACGAGGATGACGACGAGTAAGTCGTTGATCTAAAAATATGCCATCATTCTTATATTTAGGCATTATAATCATGGCAATGGGTGGAGGCGGTGCAGTCTACTACAAATCCACCCAAGCCAAAATTGTAGAACTTGTACAATATAATGCCACATTGACAGCACAAGTAGATCAGATTGCTCAAGTTAATGAAAAGAACTTAGCAACAATTGCTGACATGCAAGCAAACTTTGAACGTCAAAGAGAGCAATATGATGAGTTGCAAAAATCATTCAGCGAAATTAACGCACAGAAAAATCAATTGCAAAAACGCTTAGGTGACCACGATTTAGGAGCATTAGCTGCTGCTAAGCCTACATTAGTAGAAAGGGTCGTTAACGGAGCTTCTAAGAAAGCTTTTAGATGTTTTGAATTGGAATCAGGAGCTGAACTAACAGATAATGAAAGGAAAGCTAAAAATGCAAAAGCGTTTAATAGCGAGTGTCCTTGGGTTTACGATGATCTTATCGCTAGCGGCGTGCTCATCAAATCCGATAGTGGAACCACCGCCGAAAATAATAACTGAAACAGAATACGTTAAACCATCTAAACCAATTGTTCCTAATCCTCCTCAATTAACTATGAGAGAAATAGAATTTATAATTGTAACTCCAGAAAATGTAGATGAAGTATTCGCAAAACTAAAATCTGAAGATAAGGCAATATTTGGTTTAACGGATAAAGGTTATGGAGATATAGCTTTGAATCTTGCAGATTTAAGAGCATACATTCAACAACAAAAGAAAATCATAGGCATATACGAATCTCAGTATGACCAGTAAGAATAGCAGTTATGCTATAAAAAAGTCTATTTTGTTGAACCAACCAGCCCAATATTCATAAATATAGATATATCATTTCTAGTGTGATTATATTATAATCATGGAGTTCGCCACTAGCCTCCGTTATCAAAAGGCATTAAAGGAATAATATATTGTCAAAAGAACAAACTAATTGGGAAACAGATATACGCCTAATACAAAGTGATATCAAACAAATCCAAAAGTTCTTTAACAAGGTTGAATCATCAATGGAACTTATGGTCGACCTTAGTAAAAACGTTGCTGTCCAGTCAGAAGTAATCGCTTTTACAAAAGAAAAGTTAGAAGAAATTGAACGTACGGTTGACGAAACTAGACGTAATGAAGATTTACGTTTACAAGTATTGAGCGATAGGTTAGAAGAATACAGACGATCGTCTCGTGGAGACCATGAAAAACTTGCGCAGCACAACGCTGAAAAACGAGCTATGAGTAATAAAGAAATACTTGAAAAGCTTGAAGTAATGGAACGTGGTTTGCATTCTCGTATCAACGATCAGAATAAAAAAGTTAATGCCCTAGAAAATTGGAAATACTATATGATGGGTATTGGCGGGGTAATCGTTCTTCTTGTCGCGCGAATTAATTGGCCATATCTTTTTAATTAAGTTGTGTACATCTGACAGATTCCGGCGTATAATGTTATTATCACGCAACATGGAATCAATTTATAATGGTAGATTTTGTAGACATACAATATGCTCAAATGCTTTCTGGTCGTCTAGATCAGTTTAAGATAAAACATACTAATCCGTATAAAATCAACTTTCGTTGTCCTATCTGTGGTGACTCTCAAAAGTCACGCTCAAAGGCACGCGCTTGGTTGTTAGAACGAGACAACAAATTCTCATTCTATTGTCATAATTGTAATGCTTCTCAAGGATTTTCATATTTCCTTAAAGGCCAAGATATGCAATTATACAATGATTACGTAGCTGATAAGTTTGTAGGTAAAGCTAATAATACTATTAAGGATACCAAACAAGACGATGATAAGTTTAAGACTAAGGCTCCTGTTTTTAACAAAACAAATCCTCTTGCCAAAATTAAAAAGGTAAGTCAGCTTAACCATGATCATCCTATAAAGCGTTATATCAATCAACGTAAAATTCCACCATCACATCATTACCGTTTATATTTTGCGCGTAAGTTTAAAACATGGATTAATGAAATTATTCCTGGTAAGTTTCAAAGTGTAAAGCACGACGAACCTCGTTTAATCATTCCGTTTCTAGACGAACGCGGTAATTGTTTTGGTGTCTCAGCGCGTGGATTTGATCCTGAAGGTATCAGATATATAACTATAATGTTTGAAGATAGACCAAAGATATTTGGTTTAGATAAAGTAGATCAAACCCAAATATATTATATTGTAGAAGGCGCTATTGACAGTTTCTTCTTATCAAATGCAATATCTATGAATGGTGCTGAAGGTAATAGTAATTCTGCTAACGATAACGCTGTATATGTCTTTGATGCAGAGCCTAGAAATAAAGAGATATGCAATCGCATGGAGAAGGTTATTAAGAACGGCCATAAAGTTTGTATTTGGCCATCTGATATAGATGGTAAAGATATAAACGAAATGTTTCTAGCAGGATTAAATCCTGAAAGAATAATAGAAGAAAATACGTACTATGGTTTAACAGCCGAATTAAAATTAGCCGCATGGCGCAAAACTTGAAGGATTAAAAATGAAAGCTAGACTAATCGCATATTCACAACCATCCAAAGATGAAATCATTGGTTTGGACGACGTACAAGATTTAATCGCGTACTGCGCAAGAGTATCAAACCCATCGAACCAATTAAACCAAGAAACAGCTCCTAAGCTATTGTCATATCTTGCTAAACATGCTCATTGGTCACCGTTTGAAATGGCTAATGCTACTATGGAAATTGAAACAACCCGTGATATCGCTCGCCAAATGTTACGTCATCGTTCATTTGCATTCCAAGAGTTTAGCCAACGCTATGCTGATATCCGTGACCTAGATAGTAAAATGGTTGTTCGTAAAGCTAGATTACAAGATCCAAAAAATCGGCAAAACAGCGTTATGACTGACGATGTATCTCTGCATATGGCTTGGGAAGTTCATCAACGAAATGTTTGGAACGAAGCAATGAAATCATATGCGTGGGCTATTGAAAATGGTATCGCAAAAGAACAGGCTCGTGCTATTTTACCTGAAGGTAATACACCAAGTCGTTTATATATGCAAGGTTCTATTCGTTCGTGGATCCATTATATTGAACTACGTTCGTCTAATGGAACACAACAAGAACATATGGAAATTGCTATTGCTTGTGCCGAAGCCATCACAAAAATATTCCCAAGCATCGGCGCTTTTATTCAAAAAGATTGACATATTACCACATATGTGGTACCGTAGTTGATAAATACACCTACCAATTGATAGACTCATTGGTAGAATTCCAAATAAAAGTAGTAAACGTTGCATAGTTTTGTGATGCGTACTACTTTACACTTTTAAACAAAGAGGCGCCTATGATGTTAGAGAATACGCAACCAATTTCAAATGTAATAGAACTATTAAGACCGGTTAATTATGTAACAAAACGTGACGGAACTACAAAAGATTTCGATAAAGACAAGATTACAGCAGCCGTAGAAAAAGCTATGAAAGGTATTGGAATTAGAAGTAAAAACTTATCAAGTGAGATTACTTCTGAAGTCGTAGAAACTATCAATCTAGAATCAAATGATGTTATTGTAAATGTTGATACTATCCATAAAACAGTAGAGAATGTTATAATGGATATGGGTTTACACGATTTAGCTCGTGAGTATATCCTATTTCGTTTTAACAACAAACCAGACATCTTTCGTAAGCGCACAAGCTTAAAGCCATACGAGTATCCTCAACTAGTAGAATATACTGACGCTATTCGTCATTCATATTGGGTACACACTGAGTTTAATTATTCAGCTGATATTCAAGACATGAAGGTCCGTATGAAACCAGAAGAAGTCGAAATCGTAAAGAAAGCCATGTTGGCTATCTCTCAAATTGAAGTTGCAGTTAAAACTTTCTGGGCTAAAATTGGCGATAGATTTCCTAAACCTGAAATCGCGGCAGTTGGTATTACATTTGGCGAATCAGAAGTTCGTCATGCCGATGCATATTCAAACTTAATCGAAATTATGGGTCTTAATGAAGAGTTTGAAAAAGTAGTAGAAGTACCTGCGATGAAAAAGCGTATTGCTTATTTAGAGCAATCAATTGGTTCTCCTGCAGATGATAAAGACTATTTCCACAAAATCATTCTATTCTCTATGTTTGTTGAAAACGTATCTTTATTCTCTCAGTTCTTAATTATGATGGCTTTCAATAAACACAAGAATGTTCTTAAAGGTATTTCAAATGCAGTTGAAGCAACATCAAAAGAAGAAGATATCCACGCTCGTTTCGGATTTGAGCTTGTAAATATTATCCGTGAAGAAAACCCTGAATGGTTCGATAAAGATAGTAACAATGAAGTTAATCGTCTTTGCCGTGATGCGTTCAAAGCCGAGTCTGCAATCGTTGATTGGATTTATGCCGAGCATGATTTAGACTTTTTACCCAAAGCAACAGTGAAAGAATTCCTTAAGCATCGCTTTAATCAATCGTTAAAAGCTATTGATATGAAGCCTTTGTACGAGGTTGATGAAGAAGCAATTGCAAGTACTGAATGGTTCGTAGAAGAAATCCTAAGTACCAAAAATGTTGATTTCTTTGTCAAGCGTTCGACCGCTTATTCTAAGAAGACAAAGGCATTCACTGAAGACGATTTATTTTAAGGAAGTATATTATGAGAAAATACAAAAAATTCTATTGGCTAAATGATGACTCCAAGACATTTTTGTCGCGCGGTTATCTAGAAGAAAAAGAAAAGCCGCAAGACCGTATCCGTTTCATTGCTGATAAAGCTGAATGGTACCTTAAGGATATGGCAAAAACAAAAGCAGGTAAAGCTTCTTATGACGGCTTTTCTGATAAATTTTATGACTACATGAGTCGTGGTTTTTATTCCCTAGCATCCCCTATTTGGGCAAACTATGGTAAAGAACGTGGGTTGCCAGTATCATGTTTTGGATCGTACATCGATGATAGCATGTCAGCAATCTTATTCGGCCATGCAGAAAATGGCATGTTGATGAAAAATGGTGGTGGTACATCAGGTTATTTTGGCGCAATCAGACACCGTGGAGCTCCTATCCGAGACTCAGGTGAATCTTCAGGTTCTGTGCACTTCATGCAGATGTACGATACTTTGGCTTCAGTCGTATCACAAGGTTCAGTACGTCGTGGTTTCTTTGCTGCATATCAAGACATTGAACACCCAGACGCTGACGAGTTTCTAGACATTGGCACAGAAGGTAATCCTATTCAAGGGTTAACAACTGGCATCAATGTTAGTAACAAATTCATTGATGAAATGAAAGCTGGAGATCCAGACAAACGTCGTCTATGGGCGAAGGTACTACAACGTCGTTCTGAAATTGGTTTCCCTTATATTCTATTTTCAGATAACGTAAACGATGGTCGTCCACAAGTATATAAAGATAAGGATATGAGAGTACACGCTTCAAATATGTGTGCTGAAATCGCATTACCATCTTCACATGAGGAAACGTTTACATGCGTATTGTCTTCTCTTAATGTTTTACATTGGGATGAAATCAAAGAAACAGATGCGATTGAAACATTGACTATGTTCCTTGATACGGTATGCGAAGAGTTTGTTCGTAAAACAGCTGGTCAAATCTATATGAAACGTGCTCGTGATTTTGCTCTGAAACACCGTGCACTTGGTGCTGGTATTTTAGGATGGCATTCACATCTACAGTCTAAGATGATTTCCTTTGAGTCAAAAGAAGCTGCTCAACTAAATCTTGAAATTGCTAAAACAATGCAAGAACGTTCGTATGAAGCGTCTCGTCAAATGGCTAAAACATTAGGTGAACCAGAATTACTTGAAGGTTATGGAATGCGTAATACCACAACAATGGCTATTGCTCCTACTAAATCATCGAGTTTTATCCTTGGTCAAGTATCACAATCTATTGAGCCAGAATTCTCTAACGCTTATGTTAAAGATCTAGCGAAAATGAAAGTTACTATTCGCAATCCATATTTAAAAGAATTGTTAATTAGTAAAGAACAAGATACGCCAGATGTATGGGAATCAATTAAAAACCGTGACGGATCTGTTCAGCATCTTGAGTTCTTAACTGAAGACGAACGTGCAGTATTTAAAACTTTCTCAGAGATTAGTCCAAATACTATTATTGACCAAGCTGCAATTCGTCAACAGTACGTTGATCAAAGTCAAAGCTTAAACTTAATGTTAGATCCAGATATGACTGTCAAAGATATTAATGCCCTATATTTGTACGCAAACGAGATGGGTGTTAAGAGTTTATATTATGCTTATTCTATGTCAGCAGCACAATCTCTTACGAGGAAACGTGTTATGTCAGCAGATTGCGCAGCGTGTGAAGCATAAAAATAATATGGAATATATGAAATACTTTGAAAACACGATTGACGAATACAAATCAGACGGAAGATATAGAGTCTTTAACGATATATTGAGAGAGCGGGGGAATTTCCCTCGCTCAATCTGGTATGGAAAATATGCTCCAAAGAATATAGTTAACTGGTGCTCAAATGATTATTTGGGCATGGGTCAAAATCAGTATGTTATTGATGCTATGCACACAGCTCTGGATCAAACCGGTGCTGGTTCTGGAGGAACAAGAAATATTGGTGGAACATCTCACTATCACGTAACACTTGAAAGAGAATTAGCATCTTTACATAAAACAGAGTCTTCATTACTTTTCTCTAGTGCTTATGTAGCAAATGAGTGGACTTTAATAGCCTTATCTAGAATCATACCAAATATCTGTTTTATATCAGATAACAAAAATCATGCTTCTTTAATCATGGGAATAAAACATTCTCGTAGTGAAAAAAGAGTATTTAAACATAACGATATGAACGATTTAGAAGCAACGTTAAAGAAAGTCGTTAAACAAAAATTAAATCCTGTAATCGTATTCGAGTCCGTGTATAGTATGGACGGTGATATATCTCCTATCAAAGATATTGTTGCGTTGGCGCATAAATATAACGCGTTAACTTATATTGATGAAGTTCACGCAGTAGGTTTATATGGTGAGACTGGTGGCGGATATTGTGAACAATTAAACATGTACTCTGACGATATAGATATAATTAACGGAACGCTTGGTAAAGCTTTCGGTGTACAAGGAGGTTATATTGCAGCTAATAAAACGATTGTTGATGCTATTAGATCAGTCGCAAGCGGATTTATATTCACAACATCCATCTCACCTGTTTTGTGTGCTGGGGCTATCGCCTCTATAAATTACGTAAAAGATCACAAATCACTTAGAGAAAAACATCAATCAAAAACTAAGCAGCTTAAGAAAATGCTTAGAAGAAGGAATATACCAGTGCATGAAAATGCATGTACTCATATTGTTCCTATAATGGTAAACGACGCGTTTAAATGCAAAGAAGCAAGCGATCGGTTACTTAACGAATACGGCATATATATTCAAGCAATCAACTCACCAACTGTAGAAGCTGGAACAGAAAGATTGCGCATTGCTCCGACTCCATTCCACACAGATAACATGATGATGGAGTTGGTATCAGCTCTAAGGGATGTATTATAATGAATCAATTACAAGCCGCTTTCTTTAGCGGTCAAACACAGAAAGATAATAGTATGACTAAGATTAAAAAAGCCTTTTGGTTTGTATTAGGCATCCTCTTGGTAGGCGTAGCTTATTTAGGAGTATTACTACCTGGACTACCGTGGAGTACACCTATTTTAGGGGCGACGTTTTGTTTTGCCAAGTCCTCCGACCGTTTACACAACTGGATTATGAACCACCCAAGGTTTGGTCCATTTGTTAAAAACTGGTCTAAACTAAGAGTTTACCCTCAAAAAGCAAAATATTTAATGGTTGCAGTAATGTCAACATCATTAGGATTTATGTATTTTGGTACGGGAAATATAAAAGCAACATTGTATATGTTTATTATGTTTGCACTAATCGTTATTTGGGCATGGCGTTACCCAGGTAGTAAAGCGGAAGCAGAACGTCGTATTGAAGCCGGTGAAAAAATCGGTTGGTTAAAGTAAAGGATATGGTTAACATGAAACAAATATTAAGTGCGGTTTTAGCCACAACTATAGCATCAGGTGCTATGGCAGGTGGACATGAACAACCCGAAGAAAAAAACGGACCGTTCGTTAACGGCACTTTTGAAATCTATATTGACGACACAAATACTGAAGGAACAGTTGATACTCGTTTTGAGGCCATGGGTGGTTACGAAACAGACATCGATCATCCTTTAGCAAATTGGGCAGGTTTTGGAGCAAGGTTCGATACAAACTATGCTTTGAACAGATCTCTTGATAACACAATTACTGAAAAGCAAATGGGACTCGGTATCGGTAATAACGCAAGATTATACGTAGGTGAAACAGATGCTCAGCGTTTAGGTTTTGCAAAAACATCTAAAATCGGTGCACCTGTTATTATTACAAAACCAAGTTCTCGTATTGATCATAACGAAAAAGTAGTTCTTACTTTTGGTGGTTGGGAAAACAACGACGAGTTTGAATTTAATACATATCGTTTAAAGCGTGATATGCCATATGGCGGCGTAGTTGGTTGGAATCCTGAAGACGATTCACTATATTACGGTGCAACTGCTCGAGTAAGTATTCTCGACGTTTCGTATATGGGCATTAAGAAAGATGATGAAACACAACATGGTTATTCGGTTGGCACATCATTCCATCGCATGGGAGTTCCAGTAGGTCTTGGCATTGAAAGATGGGAAGACGCTGAGAATACACGCATGGACTTTGGTGTAATGTATAATTATAGTAAAGAAATAATGTTTACTGCGCATAGAGTTGCAGACGACGACTTAGGATTTACATATAACTATCTTGCAGCAATTCATACTAAAGGACCAGTTGAGTTAGGATTATATCTACATCAAGGAAAAGACCAAGTAAATCCTTGGACCGGTCAAAAATCAGAAATCGATGATAGCATTAAGGCTACAATCAAATATAAATTCTGATTATAAATAAACTTAATATGGCAATCACCTCTGATATCACGTGATTGCTTTTACAAAATGTTATTGATGAGGAGTATATAATGAAGAGAATATTAATTACTGGTGGCGGTGGCTTTATTGCCCATCATTTAATTAACCAAGTGCTTATGCGAACAGATTGGGAAATTGTAACACTAGATCGCTTAGATTATAGTGGCAATCTTAATCGTTTACACGACTTGCTTCAAGAACGTACTCCAACCGAGAGGAAAAGAGTCCGCACAATCTTCCACGATTTAAAAGCAGAAATTAACCCGATGCTAGAAGCAGACATCGGTCCTGTTGATATCATTGCACATCTTGCAGCAGGCTCTCACGTAGATCGTTCTATTGATAGACCTATGGAATTTGTGATGGATAACGTTGTTGGTACTGCAAACCTTTTAGATTATGGTCGAAGACAAGATAATCTAGAACGTTTCTTGTACTTTTCAACTGATGAAGTATTTGGTCCTGCACCAGAAGGTGTTAAATACGATGAATACGATCGTTATAATTGTACTAATCCTTATTCTGCATCTAAAGCTGGAGCAGAAGAACTCGCAGTAGCTTATCAAAATACATATAAAATGCCAATATACATTACCCATACAATGAACGTATTTGGCCAAAGACAACATCCAGAAAAGTTTATTCCTATGACTATTCGTAATGTACGAGATGGCGGTACGGTAACTATTCACAGTGATGAAACAAAAACAATTCCAGGTTCACGTCATTATATTCATGCTGAAGATGTTGCAGATGCTACATTGTTCCTATTAGAAAACGAACGCACTCTTGATATGACAAACAATACAGGCATTAAGTGTCCTAAGTTTAATATTTGTGGATCGACAGAATTAAACAATTTAGAATTAGCTCAATTAATTGCAGAGTCTCAAGGGAAGGAATTAAATTATGAATTTATGGATTTCCATTCTAGCCGTCCTGGGCATGATCTTCGTTATGCTCTTAGCGGTGATCGTATGGCGAACATGGGTTGGACTCCACAACCAGTTAGAGAAAGAATTGATGAAGTGGTTCAATGGACTTTAAACAATAGAAGGTGGTTAGACATATGAGTTTTGTACAATTTATAGAAGGTGAATATAATAGAGTAAAGAACACTTTCTCTGATATTAACGAACACATCGAATTGCTATATACTTTAGGAATGGAATGTGATAGAATATGTGAAATGGGTGTCAGAGATGGTGCTAGTACTAGAGCATTTCTTAATACTAACGCATCTTTGAGATCATACGATATCGAATTAAACGAAGAAGTTCAAAACCTATTCACAAGAGCAAAGTCTGTTGGAAAAGATGTAACTTATGAAAAAGAGAACGTTTTGAATATTGAAATTGAGCAGTGTGATTTGTTGTTCATTGATACGTGGCATTCTGGTTCTCAATTAAAACGTGAGCTAGAAATACATGGTAACAAGGCTAACAAATATTTAGTATTCCATGACACTCATACATATGGATGCAGAGATGAAAAACAAAACTGGAGAGACTTTGCGGATAAACGACCAATAGCAGGCGAAGGGTTACTTAAATCAATAATCGATTTTGTTATCGAAAATCCTGAATGGAAGTTTAAAGAATTAAGAACAAATAATAACGGCCTAACCGTTCTAGAAAGGACAAAGTAATGATTGTAGATTGCTTTCCATTTTTTGCACCAACAGGAGAAGAACTCTTAAAACTAAGAGTTAATCTTTTAAAAGATGTAGTCGATAAATTTATTATTGTTGAGTCTGATAAAACTCACAGCGGTAAACCAGTACAAAGAAAGTTTCTTGAGATTGCCCAGAAGCATGGTCTTCCAATGGAAAAAATCATCTACGTCGAACATCACATTCCAGAACGTGAAGATATCGTAGTTGAAAAGATTGATAAGATTAATGCAGGTGTAAATAAAGATAATGAAGATTCAGTATATGCTCGTGCAAGAGAAAGAATGCAAAAAGATGCGGTAATGGAAGGCATGTCTGGTTTTAGAGATAACGATGTATTCTTATACGGTGATGCTGATGAAATCATTAGACCAGAAAATGTTAAATGGGTTGCAAGAATGGCTCTTGCACATCAAGAAATTATTCTCAAAATACCGTTAGCTTATCTGCAGGGTCGTGCCGATTTAAGAGCATATAATACTGACGATAGTCCAGTTGTATGGTGGAAAGCCATGTTCTTTGCGAGTAAAAAACAAATTATGGAGTTTTCAATAAACAAAATCCGTTGTGGTTCTATGCACCTCCCAATTCGTTGGCCAACACACAATAATCGTGTGATACAAGATATGGGCTGGCACTTTGCTTGGATGGGCGATTCTGATATGAGAAAAGTAAAAGCAGATTCTTTTGCACACGCGTTTGATAATTTTGATTGGATGGAAGATGTAAAAGGATATCAAGACTATGCTAATTGGGATATGCATCTAACTGAAGAAGGACCAGCACCAGATGGAAACATCAATCATAAACTTAAAAGGTACGGAATAGAAAACTTACCTAGTATTATTTTCGAAGATGAAAGCCTGCGTGACTTCTTGTTGCCTCCTACTGATATAAAAGAAGAGTTTAAGTTTAATAAGTGTGATTGTTTTTGGTGTCAAAAGCTTAAGTTCCCTTTGATGTATAATCTCGACGGCGAAAGAAATTGGTTTGAAGTTCCGAGAAGTTGTAGTGTAACAATTAAAGAATCATTTCCTGAAAGACGTCAAGTATTTAGAGATACAGACGAATATGATGAAGCACGAGGTAGACCAATCGTAGTTTACTCAGATCCTATTAATAGATTTGTTTCATGTATTAACGGTTATCTTGTAGAAAAACAACGTTATTATCATTATGGTGAAGATATTTTTGCGTCGTTTGGTAAAAAACTTAGTGAATGTACTAAGCAAGAAAAGATAGATTTATTCTTTAAACATCTGCATAAAATCGGATCATCTCATCAGCTTCATCATTTTCACCCTCAAGCTTGGTTCGTTGATACTAATAAGTTTAAAAAGTTTACTTTAGTTAAAAAAGAAGATGTTTCTTCAACCTTTAATGTTAAACATAAACTGAACCAAACTACGAAAGAAATCTTTGAGCAAGATTTTAGTGAAGAACAAATTGATTTTCTTAAACGCCTTTATGCTGTAGACTACGCCTTTTGGGATAAGTACAAACCAGATGAAAGTTAGGGCAGGTAGTGCCAATATAGATGTTCTAAGACTTGAAATTAAAGATTTAAATAGAGAGATTAGCGATCTATATAAAGAGCATGATATAGTAAGAAACCAAAATATGATGCTTCTCGAAGTATTAACAGATCTGACCGGTGACGAAAGTTATTGGTCAGATGAAGCAAAGAAGACTGGTATTGTCTTTAAACTTACGAATGTACTAACACAAATAAAAAATAATTTTGGTCACTAAATAGTTTACAACCTATAGAAAACAGTATAGACTGATTCTATAATAATATAAACTATGAGGCAGTACTATGAAGTTTAAAAAAATTACATCAGCTCTTATTGCAGTAGCTATTAATACAGCTGCGTTTGGAGCTCTTGTCTATACAGGTCAAGAGCTTGCAGCTCAAGAAGTAGAAAAAGACTTTGTTGAGTATCAAACACAAGAAATGAATTGCTTAGCTCTCAATATATACTTTGAGACTCATGCAGTATCATTAGTTGATGCAATGTCAGTCTCTGATGTTGTATTAAATAGAGTAATGAGTAAGCGCTTTCCTGATAGCGTATGTGACGTTGTTCATCAAGGTTTTAAACCAGGAAAGAAATCATGTCAATTTAGTTGGTATTGCGATGGTAAACACGATACACCTTATGATAATGACGCATGGGAAAAATCTCGTAAATATGCACGAGACATGTATCTTGGCAATCAATACCGAGGAATTACAGAAGGTGCAACACATTACCACGCGCATTGGATGAAAGCTTATTGGGCTCCATCCATGCATAGAGTAGCGCGTATGGGTTCTCATATATTCTACAGAGAAGATTAATATGATAATAATCAGAGCATATTACAACAAAGCGTGGGTGAATAAATACTTCACTTGCGCATTAGATGCACAAGAATATCGCGATTGGCTTGATGCTAGATACGCTCAAGTTCAATGGATAAATTACTAAGGAGAAAAATAATGTCAGATGAACGATACGTCGTAGCGACGGTTGTCTCTACTCATAGGATGCGCTATGCAATTCCAGTAAGTAAGATGGAAACCGAAGAAGGCGTCCCATTAAGTATGACAGAAGCGAGTGTCATTGAGTATGTTAATGACTCAGTCACATGCGAAGAAGTAAAAGAATTTTCCCAACATTTTCTTGGAGAGCAAATCATCGATACAATGATATTAGATGAAGAGCGAATTCTTAAACTTTTTGATAAAGATAACGAATATCTTTCGGAATGGACTCGAGAACAAAAACTTGAATTTATTGATAAATGGCAAGACAATTGGAAGAAAGGTGTCTGATAGGACTTATTCGCCGATATGTTGGGTTCTAATTGAAGTAATAGAAGAAGAAGGAACCCACTATCGAGTACTCGCTGGTTTTGAAGAAAAATTAAAACACGGCGACGATTGGAGAATAAGTAAAGATATAATTGGAGTTGAAGGAGATAAAGAAACATATACGTTTCATTGCTCGTCTGGTTCTCATTATCTCTGTCAAAAGAAAGAATACAATTTGTCTAGCCAAATTATGCATGTCTCAAGATCTTTATTAGATCAAAAAGGTGATAAATGTAAAGTATTGAAAGATACTAAAGACTGGCTAAATTATGAATGGAGTTATAAAAAATGAATATAGTCATTGCAGGATATGGATTTGTGGGAAAAGCTCACGCTCTTTGGTTAGAATACGAGCATAATGTTACGATCTATGATCCTGCAATGGGCTACGGTGATATTCACACACAATTTGATAACGCGGATGGAGTAATAATCTGCGTATCAACTCCAGAAGGAGAAAACGGTGAGTGTGATATGTCTAACGTATATAATGTCATAGAAAAATGTAACCCCGGTACTCCGATCTTAATTAAGTCAACTATAAGCCTAGAAGGTTGGCGCTTAATTAAGAGAGCATATCCTTACGAAAAGATAGCGTTCTCTCCAGAATATTTAAGAGCAGCTCACGCTATTGAAGATTTCAAATCAAACAATACTATGCAAATAGGAGGAGACTCAGAATTCTGGGTTAAAACATTTGCCTATTCAACAGTCACGATTATAAACGGATTTGATGTTGAAGAATTGATTATGATAAAATATTTAAGAAATTCATTTCTTGCTTGTAAAGTAGCTTTCTTTAATCAAGTCTATGATATGTGCGAAAATGCTGGTATCGATTATGAAACAGTAAGAAACGGAGTTGCTGCAGATAAACGCATAGGAGATAGCCATACAATTGTCACTGAAGATCGCGGTTACGGAGGCCATTGCTTTCCTAAAGATGTTGCAGCTATTATAGCTTCTGGTTACAAGTCTGGAACTGACCTGTCTATTTTAGCAGAAGTTCAAAGTTATAATGAAAGGCTAAAGCTTGTCGAATAAGATAGGAATAACCTTTAGCACGTTTGATTTGCTTCATGCAGGACATATCGCTATGTTACGCGAAGCTAAAACACAATGCGATTATTTGATGGTGGGATTGCAAATGGATCCTTCATCAGATCGTCCAGATAAGAATAACCCAGTACAATCTATTGTAGAAAGATACACGCAATTAAAGGGTGTACAATACGTCGATGAGATTATACCATACTCTTCAGAAAGAGATGTCGAAGATATATTGACATTATACCAAATAAATGTTAGAATATTAGGAGAAGAGTATAGAGATAAAGAGTTTACAGGTAAAGATATATGCCGTAAAAGAGATATAGATCTATATTTTAACAAGCGGGACCACAGATTTAGTTCCAGCGATTTAAGAAAGAGGGTATGTGAACATGATTGAAGAACAGTTAGAATTCGAATTCTATGATATATACGATACTACAGAAATTCGTAGAATTGATTCTAAAATGGAAATATTTTTACACGACTTGGCTCGTAGAGAAGATAATGAATTTATCCAGAGAATCGCAAATCGTTTTACTACCCTGTCTACAAAAGCTCATAGTCGTAAACATTGGACTGGGAGTGAATAGATGATTTATTGGACTTTATTCGTTATCACAACTTCATTGTCTGAACCAATGGATAAGAATTATACCATGATTTCAAGACACAATGACAGATGGGGTTGTGAAGTTTCGCTTTCTGAATTCAAAGAAATTTATCATGGTGACGGTATAGTCAAGTGTGATAAGACAGATCAATAGGAGATTATTATGTTTAAATTGTTTAAAACTCGAAACGATTATCTTGACGAAATAGACTATACAGAAGATGTTAGTATGTTTCCAAGCGTAGAAGCTGAAATCGATCACATGCCAACTGTGTTCGAGCAAGTCCTAGATAAGTGTGATGAAATAGAAGCCAAGCTAGATATATTACTGGAACGCGTTGGTAAATGAAAATACTGGGTGTAAGTGAAGGCTTTCATGATGCTGGAGCTACTCTAATCAAAGATGGTGAAATTTTATCTGCTAATCATTCTGAAAGAATTAGCAGAATCAAACACGATAAGTGGTTGCATTATACGCAGATTGAATACGCTGATAAAATTGCCTTCTTTGAAAAAGACTGGTTAAAACGAACACGTCAATGGTATGCTGGTCAACAAAGAAAGAAGTCAAGGATTAATTACGACATTTCGTTTTATCACCATGAATCTCACGCTGCTTCTGGTTTTTACACTTCAAAGTTCGACTCATGCAATATACTTGTTATCGATTCGATAGGTGAATGGGATACTGTTTCTATTTGGAAAGCATGGGTTAAGAACGGCAAACCTCGTATGGCCAAAATCAAATCATTTAAATATCCTTACTCAATAGGATTATTCTATTCTGCTGTTACTCAATATATAGGATTAAAACCTCAAGAAGATGAATATATAACGATGGGTATGGCAGCATACGGAGAGCCAATCCATTACGAAATTATGAGCGACCATTTAGAATATCACAATAATCATAAAGGAATACGTTACTTACCTTCTTGTTTTAGAAATGAAGACATAGCAGCATCAGCTCAAAGTGTTGTTGAAGATAAAATATTAGAATTAGTTAACGAGTATTGTCTACATGAAAACTTGATTATAAGTGGAGGAGTTGCTCTTAATTGTGTAGCTAACACTAAAGTAGCAGAGCTCGGCAAAAACATTTGGATTATGCCAAACCCCGGCGATTGCGGATCATCGTTAGGCGCTGCAGCATTGGCATATGGAAATAAACTAAACTGGATTGATCCATATCTTGGAACGGAGATTAAACGTGACCCCAAAATTAAAGAAATTGTTAACCATCTTATTGATTATTCCTATTGCGGCGTTGCGAATGGTCGTGCTGAGTTTGGCCCTCGTGCCCTTGGTAATCGTAGCCTTCTTGCTGATCCTAGACGAGATGTTAGAGATACTGTTAACGAAATTAAACGTAGACAAAAATTTCGACCCTTTGCGCCTTCAATCTTGGAAGAATTTGCTGATAAATACTTCGAAGGGCCAATGAATGAATACATGCAATTTGTTTCAAAAGCAAAGCATGACTACTCATCAGTAACTCACGTTGACGGAACAGCAAGAGTTCAAGTCGTAAAACAGAATTGTAAATCTATATTAAGGCCTATTCTTGAAGAATGGCATGAACAAACGGGATGCCCTATGTTATTAAACACGAGTCTTAATATTAAAGGGCAGCCTATGGTTGATACTTGGCAGCATGCTCTTGATTTTGAAAAAGAATATAAGGTTAAAGTTTTTTAATGGGTTTTATTTTAGCCAGCGGTTGTAGTTTTACAGATCCAAACTTTAAATCAGCAATTCACCCAGAATACGATACTTCGTATCCAAAATGGCCTGAGATTTTAGGAAAAATCTTAGATAAAAAAGTAATTAATCTTGCGAAGTCAGGTGTAAGTAACGATAAGATTTCAAATGATGTAGTACGAAAATTAATAAAAGACTTTGATATAATAGATTTGGTTTGTGTTGGTTGGACACAACCTGAAAGATACACCGTATGGGATCATTATAATCTAAACGCGTGTAATGTCAGAAATACAAAGAAGTCATTTGAAAACCTCCAAGATAATAAATCTAGAGATTTTTATGATTGGGTATGGAACGATTTATTAGATAAAAACGTATCTTTCAATCATAATCCTCTCAAAGTTATTAGAGATAATTTTTATAAGAATGTACTTTTAGTTCAAAACATATGTGAATTACTAAACATAGATTTGGTGCATGGTTTTGTATGCGGCAATCTTGAAATTAATAGGTTTAAGTGGTTAGAGAAACATTATGAAAAAGAGCTACAATACTCTGAAAGAGAATGGGTTAAAGTAATATCTGAGCCAAGCGAATTTTATGAAATAGAGGCAAGTAAATTCTTTGGCTATCCTATTTTAAAAGGTTTGGGCGGTTATACTTTATATGACGAACTAAACGATTATAGGATAAGTAAACAAGACGCACATCCCAATAAAGAAGGACACGAGTTCATTGCAGAAAAGTATTACGAAACGTATAAAAATTCTATTTCTTAAACTAAAATTCAAGTTTATGATTTGGAAAATGAGATTTAAAAAAGAAGAAATCGAAACCAGCAATGAAGAAAGATTCATTTATGAAGAAGATTAGATATATATTCGATGTTGACGGAACGCTTACTCCAAGCAGACAAAAAATGGATCCAGAGTTTAAAAAATTCTTCTTGCAATTTATAGAAGATAATAAAGTGTGGTTAGTAACAGGATCTGACTATGCTAAAACAAAGGAACAGTTAGGCTCAGACATAACTGAAAACGTAGTCACGTGTTATAATTGCAGTGGAAATGAAACTCGACATCGCGGTAAAATAGTAAACGCTTCAGGATGGAAGTTACCAGAAGAATGTAGAAGGTGGTTAAGCGATGAACTTATAAGATCTCCATTCGTTTTAAGAACTGGAAATCATTTAGAAGAAAGAAGAGGAACTTGTAACTTTAGTGTTGTAGGCAGGAACGCAACACTTGGTGAACGTAAATTATATATTAAATATGACGAGATAAATAACGAGCGCAGAGATATAGTAAACACTTTCAACTATGTTTTTGGCATCGAATCTTTAGGTATCTCGGCCGTAATTGGAGGCGAGACTGGAATAGATATATACCCAATAGGCAATGATAAATCACAAGTTCTTCAGGATTTTAACGAAGATGATAATATCCATTTCTTCGGAGATAAAATGGATAATGGTGGAAATGATTATCCTTTGGCAAAAATGAATAAATGTGGAACAAACCACCACGTAAAAAATTGGGAAGAAACATATAAGATTTTAAGAGAGGAACAGTAATGTTTACAGTAGAAATTGATTGGGACGAGACAGCGGTAACAGTATTAGATCAAAGCGGAGAACATGAAGATGTTCAATTTCTTTTATACGAAGACGCAGTCTATATTAGACAATTTGATAATGACTCAAACCGCCATACAGTTATTGAAATGTCACCCGATCAATTTCATGAATTAATGGCGGCAATGGATTTACCAGATGGCGCATACTTGTTAGGAGATAAAAATGATTAAAATCTACGGAACTCCAACTTGTGGCTTTTGTTTAAGAGCAAAGAAACTAGCAGAAAGACAAGGATTAACTTACGAATATTTCGACGTTACATATTCAAAATATAGAGATCAAATGAATGAAGCTTTAGGATCTAAAACTGCTGAAACTGTACCTCAGATTTGGTGGTATGATAAACACATTGGCGGTTATCAAGAGTTCTCAGAAGAAATAGATAATACGAGAACTTATGGAGATGGCGGGTTTTAACCGTTTACATGCATGCTCAAATAGCTTATACTGATTCTAGAAACAAGGTATAGGACGAAAAAATGAACGCTCAAAACTTCTGGATCAAAACTGAATTAACAAACGTTGAAGCATTAATCGTAGAGTATAACGAATGTGCAGAAAGTTGCATAGAAGATCTTAAAGATGTATATTTGAGCGACTCAGCTGACTACCAGGCAGCTTTAGAAATGTTCCGTATGTCAGATGCAGAAAAGCTCGCAGCTCATGTTTCTGACTTAGATACGTGCTCACGTGACAATCTGGTAGTAGCATTTCAGAAAGATTGTGGTGACGAATTCGTTGAAGATATTCTTGGTTTTACTTTAAGATAAATTAGCTGTTTACAAGCCTGTTAAAAAGCCGTATACTGATTCTATAAGCTGAAACAAAGAAAGAAATAAAATGACACACACAATCACAAACTTAACTAACGGCGTAACTTATAAATCAGACATCGTTGCTTCATTTGAAAAAGCAATCGTTAGTGAAGAAAACCTTGAGCAAGGTTATGGTTCAACCGGCTTTTGGAACTATGTTTCAGCAGACATGCATATGGATCTTAGCACGTGGTACGCAGCAACATTGATCGACGAAGCTTTCGATTACATGGTCGACTTGCATGATGAAGATCGTGCTGCTGAAATCAATATGTTGGAGTTTGTATAATGCGTATTAAAGGTGCAATGACTGTTTTAAATAAGCAGTGTGATTTTTTAGGAATGAACTTTGAGCAACTTATCGAGTTCATAGAACGTGCTCCATTAGCACAAAATAATGCTACTATTCAAGCGTATAAGGTTTATAAGCTTGATAGTAGAAGTAGGAGATAAAATGAAAGTAACTATGGTCGATCCACCTTCAGGGTGGAAATATGGTTTTCCAAAAGCGTTACCGAATCCCTTGCCTCAGCCATGGAGTTTAGCTCTGTGGCTGATCTCAGAAGGTTATCCAGAAATAGAACTAACGAGATTTGGCGATTTCTTTCTATACGTAAGACAATGGGAACAAGATGATGACAGAGAATGATCCTTATAAAGATGTAACTCGAGTTGAAGTCATAGATAACAACGGAAGAGTTTACGCAAAGCATTCAGTTGAACGTGTTTGGCTTTCAGAGCAAGACGATGGTCGAACTCTGAAAGTTTTTGTTACGTTTGAAGAACAAGAGGAGATTTGCATTGATTGAGGTATGGACATTAGTGTTTATCAATATAATGTTTAACGCTAGTTCGGGTTATCAAGAACCGATTATCGAAGGATATTGGAAATACGATACTATGATTGAATGTTTTCAAGCTCGTTCTGTATTAGGATTTGAATACACTGGAAACCCTGGACATTTTCCTGAAGGAACTCAAGCTGTATGTATCAGACAAATGATGGAACCAGCATAAATAACTTCATAGCATTATGGAGAATATTATGTGGTACTACAAGGGTGCAGAGTTTACTTCCGAGATGATTGAAGATTACATAGGATTTTTATATGTGATTACCGATAGATCTAACGATAAGAAATATGTAGGAAAGAAATTGCTTAAATCTACAAGGCGACTTCCTCCTCTAAAGGGTAAAACGCGTAAAAGAAAAAAAGTAGTCGAATCAGACTGGAAAAAATACTATGGATCATCAGATGAAGTCAAAATGATGGTCGAAGAAAAAGGAGAAGATAATTTCCACAGAGAGATAATTACTCTCTGTATGACAAAAGGTGAGCTTGGCTATCTAGAAGCTAAGTACCAATTCGATCATAATGTTTTATTACGAGATGACTACTACAACGGTATTATTCAATGCCGCATCCATAAGAATCATGTGAAAGGATTGACATTTTTATTAGAATGATGTATAATATTATTAGACTGTGAAACCTTGGAGAAATTAAATGATCATCACACGCACATCAGCATACTCTGGAAAAGAACATAAAAGAAACATCGCATTAGATCCTAATGACTGGGTTCTATACCAAAAAGGATACGGTAACATAAACGAAATGATGCCTTATCTTACAGATCAAGATCGTGAATTTATTTTGTCTGGCATGATCCCACAAGAGTGGAAAGAAGCTTGCGCAGAAATTAATAATATAGTTGAGGACACGATTGCATGATAATACTTTTTAACGGCCCACCCAGCGCTGGGAAAGATTGCGCTGCAGATTATTTTAAACACGGTAAAGGTTGGAAACACCTTTCTTTTAAATATCAATTATATAAAGAAACTTGCAAATATTTTGATTGTAGATACGATTGGTTTATGGATCGTTATGATGATCGTTCTGTAAAAGAAGTTCCTCATATCGATTTAGGCCACATGTCATGTCGCGAGGCAATGATCTATGTTTCAGAAAAAGTAATTAAACCGAGACGTGGGTTAGATTATTTTGGTAAACAAGTGGCTGATGAAATTGACTTAAATAAGAACTACGCTATCTCTGATGGTGGATTTGTAGATGAGCTAATACCTGTTATAAATAAAGTTGGATCTAAAAATTTTATCTTAGTTCAACTTACAAGAGAAGGATGTGATTATTCTTCTGACTCTCGTAGATACTTTGATGGCAATGTAGTTCAAGAACATATTATAGGTCATATCACAGAAATTAATAATAAATACGTATTACCTCATAAGTTTGATGTAGTAACGCATAGAATACACAATAACGGAACAGTTCATGATTTCGAAACTGCGTTAGAAGACATATATCGAAAGGAATTTAATGGAGGAACGAGAACGAGCTACGAAGCCCAAAAAAGCAAAGCAGCCAATATTTTACGAGAACCCGTACGATATTGAAACGTTTATCGAAGGTTGTACTATAGCAGCCAAACAGAACAGAGAGTTTCAGTTTATAGATAGAGTAATAACGCATATGAGAATAGATCCTCTTCAAGAAGTTTCTACTGTCGTATTTAATGTTTTGACTAAAGATCTAGAACTAATGAAATTTGAAGAAAGAAAGTATTGACATTTTTAAGTTTGCAGTTTAGATTAGGCTTACAACTTAAAATGAAAAGGAACTAAATTATGGATAAAGATACAATCTTGACAGCACTACGTGCTGGAATCGTTAATATCACTTTTACAAAAGTAAATGGTGATAAGCGAGAAATGCGTTGCACGCTTGAGGCTTCAAAACTACCTCCTCAAAAGCCTGTAGACGAAACATCAATCAAACCAAAACGTAAAGTAAACCCAGACGTAGTTGCTGTGTTCGACCTCGATAACGAAGGTTGGCGCTCATTTCGTTGGGATAGCATTACGGAATTTAATACCGGAGCATAATACATGAGTATGATTTATAAAGGTCAGGTCGTAGAGTCTGAGCAATCAAAAAATTCTAGTGGTGGCACAGAAATGATGCGACAACGTGTAATCGATAACGTGGACTCTAATCTATTGGCAAATGTAGCGATACATTTTTCACGTCCTCGTGATATACCAACAGACGTAGGCCTTAATATTTTGTACTGTCATGATCTTGCTGAAGATCCTGAAAATAAAATCTTATTAAACGGCGGATGGAATAAATTTGATCATTTTGTTTTTGTAACACAATGGCAAAGAGATCAATATATCGGAGCATATGATATACCTTATGCTATGTGCTCCGTAATTCCAAACGCTGTTGAAAAGAACTTTGTTGTACCTGAAAATAATGATCATCAAGGTAAAATTAAATTCATCTATCATACTACTCCTCACCGAGGTTTAGAACTGGTATATCCAATCATTGATCAGTTATCTAAAGAGTATAATGATATTCATCTTGATGTATATTCTTCGTTTGCTATTTACGGCTGGGCTCATAGAGATGAGCCATATGTAGATTTGTTTACTAGAATACATAATCACCCTAATATGACTTATCATGGTTCTGTTCCAAATGCTCAAGTGTTAGCTGCATTAGATAAAGCAGATATATTCTTGTATCCAAACATTTGGAAAGAAACTTCATGTATCGCGCTGATCGAAGCTATTAAAAGCGGAGTATTGTGCATTCATCCAAATTATGGCGCTTTAACAGAAACAAGTGGTGGAGCAACGATTTCATATGACTACACAGAAGATCCGCAAGATCATGCGAACGTGGCATATTCAGTTACAAAACAGGTTATCGAAACACACAAAGCAGATAATCAATTCTTTAAGAAGTTTACTACGAGTGATAGAGCCTTCTTAACCCGCAATACAATTGACATATTCCAAAATCGTTGGAATAAACTTATAAGTGAACTAAATGAGCAAAGATAATATCATATCATTTCCAAAAGACAAACTGCTAACTCCACCGCAAAATGCACAGGAGTTAGCAGATTCAGTAAAAGAATTTAAACTTGGTCATGCAGATCAAATTTCTGAAGCTCTTTGGCAATACGTTTTAACTGAAATGATAAGATCAGGTGTAGTTTTCGAACAAGACACTATGAAATATTTTCCAGCCATGGTTCTTATTCTTGAGTCAATTAAATCTCTTCACTTACTAACAAACTCAATACATCATCCTTTACAAGACTTCGCTAGTGACTCAATCGATATAGAAGCGTTTGAAGAAGAACTGAAAGATGTTGTTGACATTTCTGATGATGAAGAGTAATATATAATTTATACAATGTAAAAATGAGAAAATAAAATGGCTATACTAATAGACTACAATCAGGTTATCTTAGCCTCGTTATTCGCGAGTATCGGTAATCATACAAACATAGAGATAGATGAGAATATCATCCGTCATATGTTCCTTAATTCTTTACGACAGAACCGCAAGAAATTCAATGAAGAATACGGCGAAATCGTAATCTGCGCGGATGGAAAAAACACGTGGAGAAAAGAAGCTTACCCTTATTACAAAGCGAATCGTAAAACGAGTCGTGATAAATCCGATCTTGATTGGACTAATCTATTTAATATTATGAATACAGTAAGAGAAGAACTTAAAGACTACTTCCCTTATAAAGTAATACATATTGATAGATGTGAAGCTGATGATATCATCGGTACAATCATTCATGATAATGGAACTGAACTTAATATGGGTGCTGAAAAATTCTTAATATTATCAGCAGATAAAGATTTTATTCAATTGCAAACATATGCTAATGTTAAGCAATATGATCCAATTCGTAAGCGTTGGCTTGATAATCCAGATCCTTCTGGTTACTTAGAAGAGCATATTATTAAAGGCGATTCAGGAGATGGAGTACCAAATATTCTGTCAGCAGATAATTGCTTAGCAATTCGTGAGCGCCAGAAAGCTATGACACAAAAGAGATTAGCTTTATATAAAGGTACTACTGAAAATATGGATGAAGAGACTTTACGTCGTTATCATAGAAATAAGATGATGATTGATCTCACAGAAATCCCTCAGAAGTATAAAGATCAAATTCGTTCAGAATTCGACAAAGAAAAAGAAGTTGGTCGTTCACAACTATTTAACTTCTTTATTAAAAAGAAACTTAAAAACTTAGTTACAGATATACAGGATTTTTAATATGGCAGTAAGAATATCAATTTCGGAAATTTGTGCAAAGTGTGACTCTCTTGGTCGTGCAGAAAAGGTTGAATGGTTAAAGCAAAACGACTCAGGTCCGCTTAGAACTATTCTAAAGAATATATATGATAAGAACGTTGAATTTTTGATACCCGACACTCCTCCGCCTTGGGAGAAAAACGAATACGAAGACGAAGCAAAAGCTTTACTATTTAGAGAAGCTCGTCGTCTTAAGATATTCATTAAAGGCGGAGGGTATGATCAGCTTAATCAAATAAAACGCGAAGCTTTGTTTATATCATTACTTGAAGATATAGATAACGATGATGCCGAGTTATTGGCAAATAATATGATCTCAAAAAAGTCTATCAAAGGACTTACCAAATCCTGTGTTATGGAAGCATTTCCAAACCTAATAGAAGAATAATGAAAAATGGCTAAAACTTTTAAAAAATTTCGAGAAGAATACGATGAATGGGGTTTAGATGAAGACAACTCTGTTTCAGCGAAAGAAGAACGAATGAAAAATCGTAGAGATAGAAAACGAAATAAGCGACAAGAAAAATTAGCTAATTTCGATGAAAAAGACGATAAAAAAAGAAAATAGCCGTTTACATCTATACCCACACAGGTTATTCTGATTCTAGATAAACAAATCAAGATAAGGAATATAAAAATGGGTACTTCAGCGATGATCGGTAAAATAATGCCAGACGGTTCAGTAACGGCAACTTACTGCCATTACGATGGCTACGTTTCTTACATGGGCCGTCTTCTATCTCAGTCATATAATACTCCTGAACTTGCAAAAACAGTTGCAGAAACAGGTTATTTGTCGTCATTAACCGAAGATTTAGAGTCTTCAAAAGAACGCGCAGTACATAAAAATCCTCCTGTAGAATACAATAAAGCAGAAACTTTCTTAAAGTGCGGCGACAATCGCGAAGGTGCAAACTATCTTTACCTTTTTGACGGACAAGATTGGTTGGTATCATCTACTCAGTTTCGTGGAAGAGATCGTTTTTGGACACTTGTATCAGATGTTCTTAAAAAAAGTGCGTAATAACTGTTTACACTGGTTTAGAATCAGTGTAGACTTAACTTATAAACAAACTTAACACAGGAAAAAACAAAATGGCTACTACAATTACAAAATTCGATCGTTCAACACTTCGTAACTTGCGTGACGAAATGCAAGCTTTGCTTGAGTCATACGGCGTTCAAACAAACCTAGAATTTAATGTAGGAAACATGAGCTTTTCAGAAGCAGAAGTAAACATCAAAGTTGCAGCTAAAGTAAAAGGCGCAACTACACAAGTTGATCGTATCTTACAAATGGAAGCAGATCGTTTAGGTCTTGTTATGGAAAATGCACAAGGCGAAAAGTTAGTTTCTTATAAGACACGAGCACGCAAAACGCCTTTCATCTATTCAACACCAGATGGAAAAATGTATAGAACTGACGAGCGTGGCGCTCAAATGAGATTTTCAGCATAAAAGGAATATAAATGAAAATTGACGAAAAATTAATATTAGTTGATTGTGATGGGGTACTGCTAGATTGGCAGTACTCCTTTTACAATTGGATGGCTAAACGTGGACATCATCCGATCCTCGAAGATCAATATGATATGGGCAAAACATTCGATATGCCCTATTCAAAAGCAAAAGAAATGTGTGAATACTTCAATTGTTCAGCAGCAATAGGTTGGTTAACACCTTTTCGAGACGCAAAGAAATATGTACGAAAGTTACATGAAGATCATGGTTTCATATTTCATTGTATTACTTCTCTATCTACAGATAAATACGCTGGTAAACTACGCAAAAAGAATCTTGAAGCAATCTTTGGTAAAAAGGTTTTTGAAGAAGTAATTTGTTTAGAATGTGGTGGAGATAAAGACGAAGCTTTAAAACCTTACCGTGATACCGGCTGTTTTTGGGTAGAAGATAAACCCGAAAATGCTGATTTAGGTTTAGAATTAGGCTTAAACTCTGTATTAATCCAGCATGATCATAATAAAAATTATGACGGAAACGCAATTAAAGTTGCCAATTGGCGCGAGATTTATGAACTGATATTATAAATATAAACATGGAAGGAAACGTATTGCCCAGCTATACTTTTAAAAATATTGACACAAATGAAATTTTTGACTCGATCATGACAATGGCCGAGAGGGAAACTTTCCTTACAGAAAACCCGCAAATCAAACAACAAATTGGAAAGCCACCGTCTATCGGTGACTCCGTTCGTTTGGGCCTTAGAAAGCCAGACGACGGTTTTCGTGATGTATTACGCAACGTTCAACATCATCATAAAAAGGATAATATCAATACATGGTAGAATCCTTATAGGAGGTTTCATGGCAAAACAGCGCAGACTATCCCGCAAAGAAAAACGCAGACAAGAAAGAGAGAAAGATCATTTAATGGGCATCTTAAACAATAAGTTTTCGATGCGAAAGATAAATCCTCTCACACCATCACAGGGTGATTTATTCGAGTCTTATTATCAAGGATACAATCTCGCAGCCATCGGAACAGCAGGTACAGGTAAAACAATGTGCGCTACTTTTTTAGCGTTACAAGATGTACTACAGAAAGGAGAGTATGAAAAGGTCGTCATTATAAGATCTGCAGTTCAGACAAGAGAGCAAGGTTTTATGCCAGGTTCTCAGGCACAGAAAGAGGCGGTATTTGAAGCACCATATACCGATATCGTAAATGACTTATTCGAAAGAAAGGATGCTTATCAACTATTAAAACAAAAAGGTATGATCGAGTTTAAGACTTCATCGTTTGTAAGAGGACTCACATTTGATAACGCAATCATCATTGTAGATGAATGCCAATCAATGACATACCACGAACTTGATAGTATAATTACACGAGTTGGAGAATCATCAAAAATCTTATTTTGTGGAGACACGAAACAAGATGATCTACAACAATCAAGAAATAGAAATGATGTAACTGGCTTGCATGACTTTATTAAAGTTTTAATGGCAATTCCATCATTTGACGTAATTAGATTTGGCATAAGTGACATCGTACGCTCTGGATTAGTAAAGGAATATATTATGGCGAAAGAAAGGTTATTAGAGGTAGCATAATGCCATCAGTAATAAGGAAAGGTATAGACTCGCATATAGGTCATGCGTCACCTACGCCCAGCCCTTTTCATAAATCAAAATACAATGTCGCAGGACAAGGCAAGGTTACCGCAGAAGGTGGCCTTGTCGTTACTACTGCAGGATCCACATCTTGCGGTGATGATGCCGTAGGTGGTTCATCGAAAGTGACAGCAGGAGGATACCCAGTACATAGAACTGGTGACGCAACAAGTGGTCATGGTTCTTGGGTTGCAAATGCTGCATCTTCGGGTTCGACAAAGGTAACAGCCGGCGGATAAATAGGATTATGGCAAATCCTGATTACGCAACATTATTATCCTTAATAGCCGCAGAGAGCGATCCTGCGGCTAAAGCTATTTTAGAAGCACAATGTTATGTGTTTAGTGAAGAGCTAACTGAAGCTGAGAGAGAATTATTTGAATTCCACGCATTTGAACATACAGAAGATAATCCAGGTTATGTAGACGGCTCATACCAAGCGCCAGGTCTTTACGTTCTCGAAGGCTATGTTCTTGAGGGTTATATAAATACACAGAGCGAGTTAGAAACAGGATTATATGTGGTAGCAGGATATGTTATCGACAATTATATAAATACACCAAACGAACAGAATATTGGCAATAATCCTAGCGGTTGGACCGCTTATGTAGGTCAATACTATAGCGAAAACGGGGAAGTATCATAATGGCTATTACAAAAAGAGGCGATAAAGGTTCATCGTTAACCTATCAAGAAATGGATGATAACTTCGAAGCTATCGCACCTCGAACATCTTCAGATGGCGCAATCCAAATTCCCTCTGGTGGTACAGCACAGAGACCTTCTCCTGGTGCTGAAGGTCAATTACGATTTAATACAGCTTCAAAACTATTTGAAGGTTTTCAAGGTACAGTTTGGACGGGATTAGGATCAGGCGGCGGAGGCGGAGGTGGCGTGCCAGGATCGCAGGGTGTTCAAGGATTTACTGGCGCTGGAATTCAGGGTACTACTGGATTGGGCCTTCAAGGTGCCGCTGGTACAGATGGAGCAGATGCAGCTCAAGGAATTCAAGGATTTACTGGTGAAGGTGTTCAAGGGCCTGCTGGTAGTTCTCAAGGTACTCAAGGATTATTAGGAGTTGGGCTTCAAGGTGCAGCCGGCACAATCGGTAATGATGGTCCTATAGGTCCAACTGGTATTCAAGGTTTACAAGGTTTTAAAGGCGATGACGGTGATGCAGGCGGTGACGGGCCTCAAGGAACAACAGGAATTGGTGTTCAGGGTTTACAAGGCCAAGCAGGCACTGTTCAAGGTTTGCAGGGTACAACGGGAATTGGTGTTGATGGTCAACCTGGCCAAACTGGTCCGCAAGGTACTACTGGAACTGGTATTCAGGGCTTACAGGGTACAACAGGCGATACCGGTCCTTCTGGTTTTGGATCTCAAGGTATTCAAGGTGTTCAAGGGGATGTAGGCCAAGATGGTGTTGATGGCGGAGCTGGTACTCAAGGAACGATTGGTTTGCAGGGTATTCAAGGCGAAAATGGATTTCAAGGATTTCAGGGTATATTAGGTTTACAAGGCCAAACAGGAGCAGGTAACCAAGGTACACAGGGTACAGAAGGTTTTGGTGGAACTGGTGCTCAAGGTTTACAAGGTTTTACTGGTGCTGGTACAGCTGGAATTGATGGAGATGACGGCCAAGATGGATCGCAAGGTACTCAAGGTTTCCAAGGGGCTGCAGGCCAAGATGGAGTAAGCGTTCAAGGCTTTACTGGTACTCAAGGATTAACTGGAATAGGTGTTCAAGGACCAGCTGGTTCCGTTCAAGGTTTACAGGGCACTGAAGGTAATTCTACTCAAGGTACACAAGGTTTAATCGGTGTAGGTGTTCAAGGCGCAGCTGGTTCCACTCAAGGTTTACAGGGTCTACAAGGAAACGATGCTCAACAGGGTGTACAAGGTATTGAAGGTAGCCTCGGTAATCAAGGCGATCGAGGTATTCAAGGCTTTACTGGTATAAACGGAACTAACGGTGTAGCAGGACCTCAAGGTACTCAGGGCGTGCAAGGTTTACAAGGTTTACAAGGCATAACCGGTATTGGTATTCAAGGTACTGCTGGAGAACTTCAGGGTGTACAAGGTTTACTCGGTACTTCAGGATCTACAGGCGCGCAAGGAATTCAGGGTTTAGACGGGCCAATTGGTGCTATATCAAATCTCGTAGAAGATACAACACCACAACTTGGTGGTGTTTTAGATTTAAACGGTTGGCAAATTACTCACGCAGGAGACATCGTTCTTAATCCAACATCAACTAACGGTCATGTCGGTATTAGTAGCACTACAGCTACTGGCGGTAAAATTATGCTTAATCATGATCAAACCGGAACTCCAGCAACATCAGCAACTAACCACTCATATATTACCGTTAATAGAGGAACAAGCACAGATGTTTCTATGCGTTGGAACGAAGTTGATGATAAGTGGCAGTTTACTAACGACGGATCAACTTACTATGATTTTGTAACTGCAGATACCGATACCGGTATATTAAACGTTATTGAAGATACAACACCACAGCTTGGCGGTGATTTAGACGTTAATTCTAATAAAATTACTGCGATTGGTACATATGGCGAAATACCAATAGAAGTTAATATCAACTCAGTTGCTACAGAAATCGTAAAATTCGGATATGATCCAGTTAATCCTACGACACCCGTCGCAGCTCGTTATGGTACAACATTTACAGATAAAGTGTGGATTGACGCAAATCAAAACCAACAATTCGATCTTTATGATGTTGTAACAGATACGGCAGATATAACAAGCGATGCTGGTATTTACATGAACTTCAAAGCAATTGATGGTACATCAAACGAACAAATAAGAGCTTCGCTTTATCACCAAAATGGTTCACTTAAAATAGAATCTTTTGATCAAGACGCTGCAAGTCCTATAACTAATTATCTTCAGCTCGTGTTAACCCCAACAATTTCAAATTCTGCCTTTAAACTTACGAGTGTTGTTAACTCAGTTGCAACCAATTACAATATCGTTTCAGAATATAACGCTGATGCTATAATTGCGGCAAAGACAGATTACTTCTCTAATCCTATTAGATTTTATTCTCGAACAACTGCAGAAATAGCTGCTCTAACTGGTATGACAGATGGAGATATGGTTTGGAACTCAACTACAGATAAAATCAATACTTATGATGGTTCTGCTTGGGGTGAAGTCGGAGGCGGTGGTGGTGGTGCTGACCTTTACTCAGCTAACGAGTCTAGTCCTACAGCACAACCTAGTGCGACAGGCACAAATGCTATTGCTATAGGTGATAGTGCAATAAGTTCAAGCGCAGACGGAATTGCTATTGGTCTTGGTGCTACTCACACAACAGTTCATGGTACTTCAAAAGCATTAGCCATTGGTGCTAATACAGTAGCAGACTATTATGGAACTGCTATCGGAGCAGGTACTCCGAGTGATAAAACTACAGCTTCTGGAAACTCATCTCTAGCTATAGGCTATACTGCCAAGTCAACAGGAACTTTAGCAACAGCAATTGGTAAAAGTCGAGCCTCTGGAGTATATAGCTTTGCGGCGAGTATAAATAACAATACCACAACTTATGGTGCAACAGGTACTACTAGCATTGCGATGGGTCAATTCGCAAAAGCTGGAAGCAGTGGTACAGCTATCGGAAGCGCATTTGCTTATGCTAATGGCTCTCAATCTGTAGCTATTGGACGTAATGTATATGCCAATCACCAATCTTCTATGGCGTTAGGATATGGCTCAATATCTGATGTTCAAGGTAAATTTGTTTACGCAGGGTACACAAATGCTAGTAATGGCGACAGCCAGTTTGGTTTATGCACATTAAGGATTTCTACCACGGATGCTACAGAAACAACCATGAGAACTGCGAGTCCAACTTCTGGTGTTATAGCAACAACCCAAATGACTCTACCAAATAACTCAGCTCACACATTCTCTGGTACAATAGTTGCAAGAGAAAAAGCATCTGAAGGTACAGATGTGGGTGCTTGGGAAGTCAAAGGTATCATACGAAGAGAAGCTACCGCAGGGACAACAGTTTTAGTTAACTCAGTTATCAACGAACTTAATGTTCCTACAGGGTGGGCAGTAGCTCTTACTGCTGACACTACACTCGGATGCTTAAAACTTGCGGTTACAGGCGTAGCATCAACAAATATCAGGTGGGTAGCCACTATACAAACATCGGAGGTTACATACGCATAATGGGGTCAATTAACTTAAAACACACAGGTGCAGGTGGAGCA